TACTCTTCTCATAATCACTTGTTTTTAAATTCCTGAAATTCATTTGAGTTATAAAGTTTTCAGCCAGAGCCATAGCCATCGCCAGAGCCAGAGCCATAGCCATCGCCAGAGCCATAGCCATAGCCATAGCCATCGCCATAGCCATAGCCATAGCCAGAGCCATAGCCATAGCCATCGCCAGAGCCATAGCCATAGCCAGAGCCATAGCCATAGCCAGAGCCAGAGCCATCGCCAGAGCCATAGCCAGAGCCATAGCCAGAGCCATAGCCATCACCTACTATATTCTTATCTACTGTTTCCATACTTTTATTTTGAAAAGGTTATCAATAGCTTTTTCTGTCAAGGGAATAGTTTCAATGACGTTCACAATTTCATTTTCTGGAACAACCATTGAGAATTTGCAGTTATCTGGTTTGTTTACTCCCTCAACTGCCATTTGTGATAAACTTGCTGCACCATCCCAATACCATACCCTGCGAGTATTGACAAGAGTGACTACTTTTCCAGCTTCGGTAAACTTCTCGTCTTTAAGATAGCCGAAATGCACACCTGCTGCATAACTGCGAATTAATACTGCTTTTAATCCATCGACCATAGAAGCCATTTGGATTTCATTTACCGTTCCTTTAGGAACATAGACAACTCCGTTTAAAGTCATCTCATTGATTTTCTGGTTCATATTATTTTGTTTTAATGTTTAAATTCCTGATAAAGTTCCTGAGTGGTCTTAAATTCACCATCTCCTTCTAATCCATTTATCTTCCATCCTCCTATGATATAGTCAGAATAGATAGGGAAATAGTTATTTACTCTTATCCATTCCCCAAACAGAACCGCTTCCGGTGGTGGGGATTGATCTTTCTCTTTATTTAACACAAATTGTAAAGCACAAACCATACGATTATATTCCTCTGCGTATTCTTGCATGGCTTCGTTGATAAATCTACCTAATGTTGGAGGGAAATACTGACCTGATTCATTAAGGTGCTTGTTTAGAATATTGTGACGAAGATCATCTTTAGTCATTAATCCGCCTTTTATGATTGGCAATGTTTTCGGTGTTGGAGTGGTATGTCGGATTTCCCGACTAACCACTTCCGGGGATTGTTCTTGGTAGTCGGGTAAAGGACACCAACCAGGAATAATTAAAGTATCGAGTATTCTTTTTGTTTTATTACAGATACTAACAGTTGTTTCATCTTCTACATGATAATTCGGACATTGTCCACAATCAGATATTGTTTCTAATTTATGTAGTATTTTTATTATCTGTTTCATATCATTCTCCTTTCTTAAACTCTTTGTAAACAATCCCTTTACATTGATTGTTCTTAAAGCACATTGATTTCATTTCAGGCGGTCTAAAAGCACATCCTAAACAATATCCATCTTGTTCTTCTTGGGACACTATATATTGAAGTCCGGTATCCTTATCCTTAATTACCTCTCCAAACTTTTTCATAAGGTTTCCCCTTTCTTTGGGATGGGTTGCCAGTTATCCCATTGTGTATTTACTACATTTCTAAGACAACGATTGCAAGGCGGTGTATCGGCAATATTGTTTTTATGCAGACAATTCCTACAACTCCTTTCCTGTTCGGGTTGATTTCCAATAACATCACTAATCCCGGTGAATTTCATTTTAGCCCACATTGCACCAGCAGCAAATATTTTGGCTTTCCATATGCTTTTTACTCTACCGTTAGACCGCCTCATTCCTTCTTTATAAGCATCTTCACGAGTTACATTTATCCACTTCCCCGCCCCCTCTGATGCAAGGAGGGAATCGAGGTCTTTAATGAATAATTTAGGATTAGCAGAAAATAGATGCCCCCACTGATTAATAAATTCTTGCTTATTCATTTTGTTTTGTTTTTAAGTGTGTTAATCTTTTCACGTAATTCGATGCCTGCTTTTATCTCTGTTTCTGTTGCCCCCTGACCATGTACTTGTAAATAAAACGAACTACCTGTTACAACTATCTCCAGAAAAAGGATATAAGCATTCAGTGCCTCTATCAGTTCATCCTTTGTCTGTAGACGTGATTCAAGCCACAGTACGTAGTTAGGATTAGGCATAGCAAATCCATCTTCACTGTCAATGAATGGAAACCCTCCAGTTTCCAATTTAAACTCTACTCTTGGCATCATAATATCTGTTTTAATATTGTTCAGCGACTAAATCTTTGACATCTTTGACTAATCTTTCTATTTGTGCTTTTGCATCATATAATTGTGATTCAAGCCATTTAGCATAATCAACAACATCGTTCGCAATCCATCCTTTTTTATCAAAGATGATCTTACCTGTTTCTTGAGTAAATTGTTTTCTATAATTTGTCATACTATCTTTTTATAAACTTTTACATATTTTATATATAAACTTGCTTTTTCAATCATTCCCTGAAAGCCTCTACTTACTGAGTTCCCAATCCATAAATATATAGGTCTTATTGGCAGAGCTTTAGAAAAACGACATAGAGCAAATCCATCCAGAAAGAAAGTAATTGAAGTAGCAGTCCACTCAAAATGATAAATATGGTATTGTTGACTTAAATCCGTTGAAAAAGAGAACGATTTATGAAATACCTGAACGGCTCTGCCTGACTGCCATTGATAAACAGTGATAGTAAAACCTTTTGAATCAGAATTTTCAAATTCAGCAAAGTCAATCTCGTTTATATCTCCTTCCTTAATTGGATTAGCTCCTCCACTATCCTGAATCCATGACCAAAAGGCAGGCCAGTATTTTACTCCACTCGAAGGAACTTTCATACAAACTTCAACTCTCCCTTGATACATACCTTCAGAGGGCCATGAAACAATCTCGCCAGAGCACGTTTTTGGTTCTACGGGAGCAGAACCCCAATCGGGTATAATTTGCTTGCCAGCATCTTTGTTCGGCTCTGTAATAAGGGATAGTGCTTTTTCATTAGCGTCCCATACAATCTGAGATTCTTTCCAGATAACATAGGTATTGGGGGGATCATCTTTATAATTTACTTTTGAAAGCATACAAGAGTTGCTTCTTCCACATTGATACCAATAAGGATTAGGAAAAATAAATCTTCCTTCTGAAAAATCAAAGAATTTATTTAAACTCCATTTAGTATCTGCTTCCAGAAAAGTAGGAGGATTATTAAATTTTTTGAACCATAGAGCTATACTACGACTCATGTTATATAAACAATCATTCATATTGCATAATTTAAGTTATTAAATGCTTCCACGATTTTCCCTCAATTATACGAATAATCGAGTTTCTTGACACACCATATTTTTCACCAATTACTCTTGGGTTATAATATTGATCTTTATACATCTCTCTTATCTCCAAAACTTGAGCAGCAGTAAGTTTATGTGTACCAACTCTTTCACCTTTACAGTTACCAAGATATTCTATAGCATGTCTTTTGTTCTCACTATCAGTTACCCATTCTAAATTTTCAACTCTACAATCAGTTCTAATAGCGTTTTTATGATTAATTTGTGGTTTATTCTCAGGATTAGGAATAAAAGTTTTACCTATTAATCTATGTAATGTTATTTGTATATATTTACCAGATTTATTAGTAAGACTAACTTTTAAATATCCACCTCTACCATCAAGTGATTTAATAATTCTTCCTTTTAATAAAACAGTTTCTTGATTCCATAATCCAGAAGTAAGGGTTTTATCAAAACTTCTTACCCTTCCTAATGTAGATGCCTGATAAAGTCCTTCAAATCCCGAAATATCTTTCCATATTTCATTGGGAAGAGCGTCCCATTGTTCAGGAATACGTAAAATTCTTGATTTACCCTGTTCATATACCATACTATGATAATGACAGCTTCCACCATGAGTACTTCTTGGAATATACTCTTCGCACATTTTTCCACATGTTCCACTTTCTCCCACTATAAGAAACTTTTTACAAAAGAAATATCCTATACCACGATTAGGAATACCACGAAAGACTTCTAATTCTAATAAATTATTTTCCTTCATATAATCCAAATGATATTGAATAGGATAACAATTTTCATCATATTTCTGAAAATAATACTTAGATGAGGTCTTCATATTTTTTAGTTTAAATGTTTATTTATTAATCCATCCCGGACAATTAGTTTCAATAATACGTTTATGATTTTCCAACATATACTCAAGATATTCAATCTTCTTGAGTATTTCACGCTCAATTTCTCCGTGTGTGTTATCAACATCAGCAATACGATCCCTCACATCCCAATTATCATCAAGGGAGTATTCTCTTTGATTTATAATATGTAAAAGAACCTCTGCATGTACAACAGCTCTTTGTTCTACATTGGCACTTGTTCCATTGCTGCTAATTATTCCCTGTAAAGCAGCAATGGCACCTCTTTGAATAAATTCTTTGTCTGACATAATTAATAATTTTTACGATGAATAACTTCTTCCCAAAACTTTGTCACTTCCTTTACAACACCTTGTGATTTGGCAAATACTATTATTTTACCATCTGAAAGATGTATAGATATTTTGTTAGAAACATCTCCAGCGAGGAAATGCTTCTTGGTTAAGGTATTCTGAATAGTATGTTGGATAGCCGAGCCTATGCCATGTTTGGTCTTACGCTCTTGAACTCTGGAATTCTTGTTCATTATTCTGTCTCCTTGAAGATCTTTCTCCTTATAGGGAGATAGCTCAAAAGATATTAAAATTTCTTCAAACTATCTCCCTGTAAGATGATATTATTATACAGCGTTTTCAAGCTGTGTTATGATTCCCTTGATTAAGGATATTTCAGGATTTTGCAAATTTTCTTTTCGCACAATTCTCCTTGCATAACGCAATAAAGAATCAGCTCTTCCTGCAGCCCTGAGCTCTTTGTTTATAACCAATGTTTTAATTTCTGTTGCTTTCATATTGTTTAGCTTTAAGTGTTTAAATGTTTTTGTCTATCTGCACATGTGTGCCATAATACATGAAGCTCATATAAATATTCCTTATCAAAGGAACAAACATCATCATATTTAGCTTTGAATATATCAATCATATTGTCTGCTGAATGAAGCTGTTGATTTGTCTTACAGCTTTCTATAACCTTTTTTATCTTCTCAAAGGCAGCTTGTCTCTCTATTTTATCTGGAATTTTTCTCATCATTTCTTCTTTACACTGTCCCACCATATTTCAAATGTATCTGAAGGAAGATTTGCTTCATTAGCATGTTTACAGAGATCTTTCACTTCTTCTTCAGAATAAGTGGTTACATTAGATGATGCACCACTCTCTACTCTCTTTGGAGTTACCATCTTCTTTTATTTTTTGATACTCCCGTGTTCAAGGTACCCGTTTCTCATTCTAAGCATCATTCCATTTATTTGATGGATTAGCTCTTCAATAGATTTCTCTATTTCTTCAATTGTTGTATTCATAATTTGTCCTCCTAAAAGTTATATTGTTAATCCATTTCTATAAATTCATCACTATTATTATAACGCAGATGTTGATATTTCTCATACAGGAGAATAGCCCCATATAGAAGAAGCGTCCCTATGAAGACGTAATCATCAAGGACATTTGTTGCATAACCTTTGCCTATATAACCCAGTAGAAGGGTTCCTACAATGATACAGACTATCATCCAGCTTAATATAATTTTAGACTTTTTCATATTATACTTTGGTTTATAAATACTTTCTTAACAATTTACTATTACTTTCATGTTTAAGCTTCTTAATAGTACCATGAATTATTTGACCTACTCTTGCACCAGTATATAGATGTTTATTTCCTATTTCATCAAAATTGTGCTCCTTATATCCATCAAGGCCATAAAACATCTTTATCATATCTGCTTTCTTAGGCTCAAAAATGTTTAAAACTCTATTAATTTCAAGTTTAACATCCCGGTCATCAAAATAACTTATTGATTCAGATAGTAATGTTAAATTCTTCTGTTCTGTTAAGAGCTTCAATCTATTATCATCCACTACCACTTCTGTTTTACCAAAATTTATAGCATTGGCAAATAATTCAGCATGTTCTGAGAAAAGTTCTTCCATAGTATATCCCAACAACTCACACACTCTCATAAGTGTACGGTTCCCAATAATCTTCTCTCCATTCTTCTTAAAGAATTGATAATAAACTAAACTAGAATAGGTAGATGGATGAACACCAAGATATTTAGCCATTTCTCTGCCCGTAAATCCCAATCTCTCCTGTTCAGCTATTATCTTATTGTTTACTGCCTTTACCTTCAGTCTTATGTGTTGTTTCATGATTTCTATATTTAGAATTATAAAAGGAAGCTGTGCTTAATCCTCATTATAATCGTTTACACCACTTGGTTTACCTTCTTCCTAATCCAATCATCCCATGTCAATATTCTCCTGAAGATAGACCTTGTAACCTTCTTCATTTCCTTCGATGTTATTTATCAACTGGACTATTTCACAGGTTCCTGTCCTGCCATTTTATTAATGAGACCCTTCATCTGATTGATGAGGTTTGCGTTTATTGCTACATCTGTATCTGAAACAGGATATTTCTCTTCATAGAATATTCCTCGCATGAATTTATCAAACAATCATCCCGCAGAACATCAGGAAGTTTGTCTGTAAAAGCCTCCACCCACTTATCATGACCTATCTGAGCCTCTTTTTTGGAGTTGTATTCTTCAACAATAATCCAATTCCCTCCTTTAAATTTAGGATGGGAAATACCTGTTTCATAAGGTTTGGTAGAATCCATAATAGCACAAGTGTCAATATTTGCACCATTAATCTCTGTATTGGCTACCTTACGCTGTTCGTAATTGTCAGCCATTGACATAAAATCAAATAACATAATTTGTCTCCTTAAAGTTTAAGTTTATACTAAATGCTATATTATTAGTCAGATAGCAAAGTTGAGTTTATTAACACTCCGTACATTGCTCTTTGAAACATTGACAATCACCTCTTCAATCTCAATCACTTCGTAATAAGCAACTTCTTTGCCTTTAACAAGCTGTGTATGATGAAGATGTCTCTCGTAATTCTTTCCTTTGTATTCACACTCAGGGTGAATGCCTAAATACTTTAATGTCATAATGTTGTCCTCCGTAAAGTTTAATTATTAATGTTTCAATATATTAACAGGCTCCTTGCCCATTTCAATCAATTTCATATCAACAGCAAGAGCAGCTTCTCTTTCTGTTGTAAATCGTTTACACCAATGTGTATGATCATGACCTATTAATGTCATCCACAGAAGAATAGCATCTCCTCTTCTATTGATAAGGAATTTGCTAAAATACACATGTTTATATTTCGTTGACTTCATAATCAGAATGTTGCGAGAAATACAAACACAATAGATATAGCACTTACAACAGCAATCCAGAACAATAGTTTGAATATACTCATTATTACAATTACAAACTTATCCATATTATACGTATTAGATATAAAACAAAGAAAGGTGTAATGGACTATCTCATCAGTATAGCCCATTACACTCCATTCTATATAAAGGAACAACTTATTTATCATAAGGATCATAGCTATAAACATCAAACCCACAATCCATACAATCACTTCCATCAAAATTCTCTGATTTGCAATTAGGGCACTTAATCAATACCTTAGATAGTTTAATTGACATTGCCAATCTAACACGATCATTTAAAATCTCTTCATCATCTTTATTCATAACACACCTCCAATATTTCATTTAACGTAGAAACAGAGTCATATATACATTACATTCTATACATGGAACAACACAGAGCAGATCCTTTTATTAAACTCTTCCCTATAGAGAGATATAAACTCTCCAATAGATAAACAAATGTATATATAAAGCCATAAGAATACAACTATTCAAAGGAAATTGGTATTAATTTGATGTTGGTTTAATATCAGGGAAGGATGTCGCCCCAATTCAAATTCATGCGGAAACATCAATAAACATTGATAGTTCAGAACAATTAGATCATTATCTATAATGAAGAATGATTCACTCTATATATCCACATCTTCTTATAGATTGTCACCTTATCAGAGAGATTTTTATATCGTAACAGGTATTGATATCTCATCCATCTCTCCATTTTACAGGCAAATTTAAGTGTTGGATAGGCTTTGAAAGCTCCATTTATAGGATTTATGACTATTATCATACGTTTATTTTAATGCAAATATACATTAAACCTCGGTTTTCCCTGTATATTTATCAATTATTTCTCACGTTCCATGTATACATATATAATAATGTATAGAGAGCAACCAATGATCACTCCCTATACATTATATATATAGTAACAGTTGAGTGGCTAACTCTCTTTACGGATTTACATTCCCAAAGTCATAAGGGAAACACCTCTGCATAATAACATATAACATCTGAGCAGTAATCATTCGTTCATACATTCACTCTGATCAGTAATTCAAGACATTACCTCTATTCATTATATAGGGAACAACTAAGAGTAGGTGATTGGAATATTAAGACCCACCCACCCACACCTATATATAAGCCCCGAAGGGCTGAGAGTTGATAGCCTAAGCTATCAAACTCTCAAGAGCAATGGGTTCACCCTTTGCAAGATCTGCAAGACTGAAACCTTCACTCTGCTTGCCTTCTGGCACAAGAAAGAAAACTCCTTCAGCGTTCTCAATCACCTTCAGATTGAGAAGGCTTTTCAAAATATCCAATTTCTTAGCTCCTTGTGTCAGTGCCTTACGCACTAGCTTACTAAGCCTTGCACTCAAGGACAACATCTTGGGAGCATCGTCTTCTGTCTCTTTGATGAAGAGACATACCCTTGCCTCTCCTTCAATGTTCTTCTGAGAAAATGACAGCACATCAGTCTTGGCTAACTGACTTTTGAGTGTACCATGTTCGGTAATTTCACTCCAACTCCCTGTCCCTGTTGATTCTACTACTGCTAATTTCAGTTTCATAACTTTAACTATTTAAGATTAATGACGGGGAATGCCCCCAACTCTTTCAAATCACCGTGGGGTTGATGTCGGAGGTCCACTTGGTGTTCACACATATTGAAGAAAAAAAATTTACAAAAAAAATTTGGAAAATGGAATATACTCCTTACCTTTTGGTATATACAAGTGTATAGGGGATATTATTTCAAAAGACTTCAATAGGTAATTTTTCTTTCTCAACTATTCCTATTATCCTTCTCGGGAGATATTTCTCTAATCTATTTAATTATAAATTTTTGCTTTCCTTATTGACTTTTCACTAAATATGTTTATATTTGTATGTTCAATTAACTACATACGGATATATGATTGTTCAGAAATTGAAAAAGGTAACAGAAGACAATTATCAGTTGGGTGAGAAGTATTATGAGATATTGTCTTCATTGAATTCTCTGGATTTGACAACAAGGGAGATTCAGCTTGTGGCTTATGCTGCTATACATGGAAATATTTCTTACACACATATTAAGGAGGGATTTTGTGAGAAGCATAAGACATCTGTTCAGACGATTTATAATATTGTGTCAAAGCTTATAAAGTTGAAGGTGCTCATTAAGGATAATGGGAAGATTAAAGTGAATCCTATTATTGCCCTTAAGTTCAATGACACGATTAAGCTGGAGATAACATTAAATTTCAACGGAAATGGATAAGCCTGTTTCTCTTTCTGTTAAGGCATGGATAATACGGAATATGTCTGTAAGGACACAAATGCAGGAACGGGAAATAGAGATGATTGTCAATCACCAGTTTGATTCTGCATATACAGCTTTGGAGAGTTGTAATAGTTTGGAGTTCTCGGGATTTGGTAGGTTCTTCTTTAACAAGAGGAAGGCTCTTAAAAAACTGGAGAAGTTCAAGAGCCAGATAAATGAGTTTAGTCGTATTCTCAATGATCCTTCTTCTACGGAAATCAGGAAGAGAAATATTGAAATGAAACTACAAATGACAAGAAAGAATTTTGAATATCTAAATACAAAGTTAAATGGATGTATACAAGATCTACGAGGGATGGAGAAACAAGTGCTTTCCTCCGAAGGAATTGAAGGACGTGATTCAGAGAGTGACGATGGAGAGGATGATGATTTGTAGGAATTGTCCAGAGAATTCTCAACAACATAGTAGCATTAGGCCAGATGAACATTGTCTTATTTGTGGATGCACACTTTCAGCAAAGACAGCTTGCTTATCATGTGCTTGTCCTTTATATAAATGGAGAGAAGTGGTAACATCCCAACAGGAAGAAGAAATGGAACAAAACAATGAGTAAGAATAAATTGGAGATAAAGAAGGTTCATTTGAGAGAGTTCATTGAGACATTAATGGAGATATACGATAGTGGTATAGATTATGTTACTATATTGGTGGAGAAAGGAAATCATCAGGATTCTATTTGGATTGTTGGGGATATTGATGATGAACAGAAGCATACAAAAATTAACGGTGAGAATATTAATTTTGAGGAGCTTACATAATGGCTAAGAAACTAAATAGTTATATTTCAGCAGAGTTGGATTTTGCTGAGCAGTCCCTTCAAGAGTGGAGGAAGTATATTGAGGCAAATCCTATTGATCAGGTGGAAGACAGATGGGGAAAGAAAGAGATGCCAAAAGGAGGATATGCTTGGGTAGTAACAGCTACAAAAGAACAACAGATTAAATGTGTACAGGACACACTCACCAAATACTTGCAACTACTTGAGGTTGTTGACAGACTGAGAGAAAAGGAAGAAGCCAAAGTGGAAGTGAGAGGAAAGGTGGAATTAGGCTCTCAGGCAGAACAGTTTTTAAAGAAACGTAATGGAGGGTAATAAACTACAAACTGTAGACTATAAGGATTGGTTTATCAATCAGAAGAGAATACCAGATAAGGAGTCGCAGGAATACGCCTCCTTCTTTGCTTTTCATAAGGAGTTATGTCTCCATGGATGCATGATGGAAGATGAATATATCAATCCGTTTCTCTATTGGCATCTTAATGTGTGGCATACGGAGGTGGATTACGTTGATGAATGGGGAAGGATTTCTGATAAATATGCAAACCCTCTTCTTAGAGATAATGAGTGGATAGTTACAAATGAAATAGATAGGGCACATAAGGAACGCAAAGGACTTGTTATTCTTGGAATACGAAGATTTGCAAAATCTGTCATAGAAGCCTCCTATATAGGATGGGGTGCTACATTTGATGAAAACTCACAAAATGTAATTGCTGGACTCAATGCTCCAGATATAAAACTAATTACGGATAAGCTTGACAAGGGTCTCAATTTCCTTCCAGAGGCTTGGAGATGGCAGAGGGTAGAGGATGATTGGAAGAAGCAGGTAACACTTGGTATTAAAACAAAGGCAGGAGAGAGAATTCCTTTTTCCACAATTCTTATAAGGAATTTAGATGAGGGAAATAATGAAGAAGCAATTGCAGGAACAAAACCTCGTAAGCTGATTATTGATGAAATAGGAAAAGGTTCTTTCTTGAGAGGGCTACAGGCAGCAAAGCCAGGATTTACAACACCCTTTGGTTGGGCATGTTCCCCAATTCTCACTGGAACCGGAGGTGACATGAGTAAGTTTGGAGATGCCAAGACACTCATGTTCAATGTTCAGAACTACAATTTTCTTACATATAACAATGAGAAGGATACTAAGAGAGTACATGGCTTATATCTGTCTTATAAATATAGAATGGAAGCCAAGGAAGATTCTTCTTTGGGAAAGTTTCTTGATAAACCAAAAGAGAGTGCTCTATATAAAATACCAATGCTTGTCTCTAATGAGGAGAAAGCAAAAGAGATTACAAATCATAATTTAAAAGTATTAAAGAAAGGCAGTGACAGGGTTGTATATTTGAAGGAGAAGATGTATTATCCATTTGATGTGGATGATATATTTTCTAATGAGGATACAAACATTTTTGATATTGAAGCAGCTAAACGACAGAAGGCAAGGCTCCTCTCTCAGGAAAGAACAGGAACACCTGTTATTTTGTTCTCTGGGGAGACAGGAATACAGCATGAGTTTACAGATAAATTACCAATTACAAACTTTCCACTAAACCCATCAGATTCAAAGGATGCTCCTGTTATAATTTATGAGTTTCCAGTTGAGAATCCTCCTTATGGACTTTACGTTGCAGGCGTTGACCCTTACAGGCAAGGACAGGCTAAATACAGTAATTCTCTTGGCTCTGTGTATATTTATAAGAGAATGCATGATCTTACAGGGGAGAAGTTTCAGGATATGTTTGCTGCCTCCTATTGCGCAAGACCAGAGAAGAAGGAAACATGGGAGGAACAGGCAAGGCTTCTCATAAAATATTACAATGCAAGAACGCTCTGTGAAAACGATGAAATCTCCTTCATTGAATATATGAAAGCAAAAGGAGATGCTCATTATCTGGAAGCACAGCCAAGATGGTTGCTGGAAATTATTCCAAATACAACGGTGCATCGTGAATATGGCATTCATAGAACGGCAACCAAGGTGATAGATTATCTGCATGGATGCTTTAAGAAATATATGGAAGAAGTTGTCCACACTGAAAGAGATGAACAAGGAAGTGTAATAAGGGAAATTTTTGGTATAAATAAAATATTTGATCCTGTTCTTCTTGAGGAGGTGATACAATATAATGATCAGGATAATTTTGATAGGATTGTGGCAGCAGAACTTGCAATAGCACAGGCAATGAAAATGGATCCAATTATGGGAAGGGTAGGAGGAAGTGGAGACGTAAGAGTGAAAGCAATGAATAGGAAGGTGAGCAATCCAATGTTTCTTCCAGCAAGAAATTTAAGAGGAAAACAACGGAAGTTATTTACTTAATAGTAACATTATGAAAGACGATCTTAAAATAATAGAACCTCCTGAATGTCCTTCAGAAGATGCTTGTATAATAGTAAATTCTTTTTTAGACGATTCCCCTACTGAGTTTGACTATTTTATTAGAATAGAAAATATTAAACGACAAATCTTAGATAGTGATTTTCTTGTAGATGATTTAACAATACAATTAAATACCCAAAAAGAAGAGTCTAAAAAATTAAGAGAACTCCTATATAATAATTATAATGAATGTTGGAGACTCTATGGAAAGTATAAACATGAATCCACTTCTCTTTAAAAAATAAAGTCATGATAATTCGATATACAAAAGACGCAACGATCAGATATTCTTACCTTAACATCTTCCCCGATCAGTTTAAAACTGAGAAAGAAAAACAGGATGAGTCTTGGGTGAAGAACACTATGGACTACTTTTCTAATAAGGCTTATTCTGAATATCAGAAGAATAGAGACCCTCGTACAGGTTTTGTAAAAAACTATGATTTAATAAAGGGTATTCTTCATGCAGAGGATTTCTATCAGGAACCAGAGGTGAAGAGCTTCTCTGAGATTCTTGAAAAGGATTTGGAGCTTCCCAAATATGTACAGCATTATTCCATCATGACCACACCTATTAATGAACTGGTGGGAGAGATAAGCAAGAGACCTGACACTTATAGAGCGAAAGGATTTGATGATGATAGTCGTTCTGAGGAACTTCAGTTTAAAACGGATATTCTTCAGGAGTATGTTTTAAATGAAGCCAAGAATCAAATTCTTACAAAGGCTGCCAGACAAGGAGTGAAAGTAGAAGAAGAAGAACTACAAAAGATGGCATTTGAAGAAGTGAAGGATCAGATTGATAGCTACACTTCTGTAGCTGAGAAATGGGCAAATCATATTCTCACTTGTCAGAAAGTGGAGTTCAATATAAAAGAAAAGAGCGAGGATGCATTCAGAGATCTTAATATCTCATCTAGGGAGTTTTATCACTTGTATGAAGATAACTCAAAATTAGGATTCAATGTAGAAGTGGCAAATCCAAAAAATACGTGGTTTCTTACAACTCCAGATAGGAAATATATAAGTGATCCTTCAGGCAGATCACAGGGAGCATATGCTACAGGAATGGTAAATGTGATGGAGCTTTCAGAAATTATAGAAACCCTTCCAGATATAACAAAGGATGAGATAGATCATCTCAGGAGTAGTCTTCAGGATTATGGACTTATCAATGTCAGGGAATCTAATCTTGGAAATCCTAATGTTGCCCCGGGAATAGACTCTGTACAATATGACACTTTTGATCCTCTTGTTCTCCAGACAAGAATGCTTATTGAATCTGAAATGAAAGAGAATTCAGATACTCTTAAAGACTTCTTAGGGCTCACATCAAATGTCTCTTCCTTCGGATATAAATATGTGGTGGTGAGAGCCTATTGGATTTCCAAAAAGAAAATAGGAAAACTCATATATGAAGATGAATTAGGAAATGGACAATCAATGCGTGTTGATGAGAGTTATAAAAAGGGAACCATTCCTACAGAAATTAGTTTAGAATGGGGATGGATCAATCAATGGTATCAGGGAACAAAAATTGGTCCTGATATTTATCATGTTAAACCTTTCAACCTATTGAACTATTCTCCTATTATAGGAACAGTTCATGAGGTGAAAAACACAGAGGCTCGTTCTACAGTAGATTTGATGAAGCCTTTTCAGGTAATATATAATGTATGTATGAACCAACTTTTCAAACTCCTTGAGAAGGAAATAGGAAAGGTGTATCTAACCTCTATCAGACACATCCCTGTGCCTAAGGATGGAGATGCTCAAGATGCTCTCGACATATGGGAAATGGAAGCAAGAAACAGAGGTGTAGTATTCGTTGATGACTCCCCTGAAAATCTTAAGAGTCCCAGTGGATTTAATCAATTCCGTGATATTGATCTTACAAGAACACAAGAAATCCAATCACGTTATACATTAGCCCAACAAATGAAGAATGAGTGCTGGGAACTCGTTGGTCTCTCTAAACAGCGCTTAGGCTCAGTCAGTGCAAGTGAAAGTGCTACAGGTACCAACACCGCAGTTCAACAGAGTTATTCACAGACAGAGCCTCTCTTCGTAGCTCACGAGTATGTTCTTGGGCAACTATATCAGGCAATTATTGACGCAGCCCAGTATATAGAAAGTTCAAAACCTGAATCAACAATTTCTTATGTAACAGATGAAGGGGAGAACGCATTCATCAGTGTCAATGGAACCGATATTAAATTTCGTGATCTCAAGGTGTTTCCAACAAATCGTCCTGAAGATACACAAATGTTTAATGAACTCAGACAACTCTCACAGGCTATTATTCAGAATGGCGGAACTCTCTATGATGTTATAGAGCTCTATTCTACTAAATCTATCAGGGAGATGAAGAAAACTTTTAAGGATCTCAGAGATAGAATGATACAGCAACAGCAAGAGGCACAGCAACAGCAGCAACAACAACTTGAGCAACAGCAACAGCAGGCACAGGCTACTTTGGAGCAAAATCAAAATCTTGCCCAACAGAAGATGGAAAATGATAATTATGAGAAAGAACTTGACAGGATTAACAGGAAAGAGATAGCTATCATTCAAGCCACTGGATTTGGCAAGGTGGAAAGCGAAGATACCAATCAGAATAATGTTCCTGATGTTCTTGAGATGAGCAGACTTGCTGCTGAAGAGACAAATGCTACAAGAGATCATATTGCTAAAATGGCAGACATTAGTGCCAAGATGAAATTAAGTATGCAAAAGATTGAGATTGATAAGGAAAAACTTAAGAATGAAAGACTTAATATGGCAAATGATTTGGCTGTAGCTCGTGAGAATGCTAAAGGTAGAAGCAATAAGAAAAGTAAGTAATGCTATATTACGCACAAAAGTAGAGTGATTTATCATTAAATATGTTTTTTTTAATTAATTTTATTATAATTTTACATTACAAACTGGTATAAATAACTACATATGGCTGATATTAATAATGATCGTCCATCCTTCAGCATTGAAGAAACAATGGATATGGGTGTAGGTAACACTGAACTCATTAAAGATTTAATGACACCTGAATTAGTGTCTGGTAATGCAGATGATCTTCAACCTGTTATCGAGGAAAAGAAAGATGAAAAACCTCCAAAGACAGAGAAGAAAATTGAAAAGAAAGGTGGGGATTCCAAAGAAGAAACAACTGAAGAAAAAGAGACCAATCAGAATCTAATTTCTAATTTTCTTGAAGAAAATGAGGATGAAGAAAAAGATGAGAAGATTGTTCAAAATAAAACTGAAAAGAAAGAGGGGACAGAAGAAGAACAAGTAGAAATGCCTTCTCAATTCAACGCTCTTGCAAATGACCTCTACAAACTTGGTATATTTACAAAGGATGATGAGAATGAAGATGATGAAAAAATTACTTCCGCTGAAGAGTTTCTTGAAAAGTTTCAAACTGAAAAGAAAAAAGGAGCTACAGAAGCACTTCATAATTTCATTGGACAATTTGGTGAGGACTATCAGAATGCATTTGATGCCATATATGTAAAAGGAGCAAATCCAAAAGAGTACTTTGCAGCATACAGTGCTGCCGTAGACTATGCTCAGATGGATATGACAAAAGAACAAAATCAGGAAACTGTTGTTCGTCAGGCTCTTACAGATCAGGGACTTGAGCCTGAAGATGTTAATACAGAAGTAGAAAGACTTAGGAACTACGGAGATCTTGAAACAGTTGCTGCAAAGCATCACAAAGTACTTGTGAAGAAAGAAGCAATTAAACTTCAACAACTTGAACAGAAAGCTGAAGTAGACTTAAAGCAAAAGAACCTAATCAAGACTCAGTATATAAATAATGTGCAGACTATTCTGCAGGAAAAGATAAAAAGTAAGGAGTTTGATGGAATACCGATCAACCCCAAACTAGCAGGTGAACTACAAGACTTTTTGTTGGTGGATAAATGGAAGACGGCTTCCGGAGAAACCCTCACTGATTTTGATCGTGCTATTTTGGAGTTAAAGCGTCCTGAAAATCATGTGAATAAGGTTAAACTTGGACTTCTCTTAAAAATAATGGAAAAGGATCCCACGTTATCTGTCATTCAAAAGTCTGCTATCACAAAAAAGACTGATCAGATATTTAGCGAAACTGCAAAGCAAGTGATTAAAAACAAAGCAGGTGGAGCAAGTGGATCACAAAAAACTCACTCATGGTTTATCTAACAATAAAAATTAACCTTAAACACTAAACAAAATGGCTATTCAAACAATTCCCGGTTTAACTGGTTTTGTCTATTCTCGTGTTGCCTCTATGGACAAGCGAGCAGTAGGTAAACTCACAGACGCAAATCATTTGGAATCATTTCACAGAACTGAACCTGCAGATTATGATAAGAAAATCATCAGTCTGTACACGCAGAGTTCGCTCTATAGCAATGACTTCCTTGACATGATCAACAAATCTACCCCATTCTACATCACCAACAACAGTGATGCATGGAAATGGGAAGTACAGGTTCCTTACAAATTTCCAAAAATCATCGACATTCCTGCTTCTACATTGAATTTACCAAAGCCGGGTATTGATGGTCAGGAATTTCAGGTAGTTATTGACACTAACGAATTCTCCAAGAATGCAATTATATCTGTGGGATCTCGTCAGTATGGTCCTCGCTGGTATGTTACCAAAGACCCCATGCCATATAATATGGGCTATCTCTACAACTTTACTCTGGTAAGTGACAATCCTATCATTGATTATGTAAGTTCCACCTTCCTTCAGATAGGTTTGGAACTCGAACTCATAGATGGAGTGATTGGTGAATTCGATCAGGATTTACTTGGTCTTCCTCGTTTGGGTGAAAAAATCCAAATGTTTGAATCTCTCGGTTCAGCATATGGATATGAACATAAAATTACCCAATGGGCTGATGAAAAGATGATGAAGGATTCCTCAGGGAAAGCCCTTGACATTTTGGTTTATGCTCCTCAGCGTAGAAACCAGCTTCCTCTTACTCGCAATGATATTAAATGGGAACCTTTTATTGAATTCTGGATGCGTAAATCTATGCTTGAACTGAAAGTTAAGCGTATGATTTGGAGTAAGCCAGGAACTGTAAAAACAGGTGGTAGCAAACAGGAACTGAAACGTGTATCTGCTGGTGTATATCACAGGATGCGTATGAATGGAAATCTTGTTCAATACAATCGTGGAGAGTTCTCTGCAAATCTCATTCGTTCTGTCTTTGGAGATCTCTTCTACAGGCGTGTTGATGTAAAAGATCGTCATGTAAAAATGTACACCAATGAAGCAGGATTTGATGTATTCCAGCAGGCTCTTAAAAACGATGCTCTTAATTCTGGCCTCACTTTTATGGCAGATAGTGGCAATCGTTACTTACAGGGAGAAGGTCAGCATATCACTTATAACTTTGCATTCGATGCAATGGTTACTCGTGAAACCGGAAGGGTTGAACTTATTCACCTGAAAGAACTTGATCTGCCGCAGAGCAATCTTGAGTTTGGTCAGAACAAGAAATCTACTCCTGTGTTCATGGTATTCGATGTCTCTCCAATGAGTGATGGTTCTATGGTGAACAATATTCGTGAGGTCAGGATGGAAGGTGCTCCTTCAATGACTTGGGGTTATATTGATGGGACTGCTCATCACCTTGGTTTTGCAAAATCACAGGGAATGAGTTCAGCAAATAAATTCCCGGGATATGAACTCTGGATGAAAGACCGTTGTGATGTCTTTATTGAAGATCTGTCTAGGACAGTCTTAATTGAGGAAATCCCACAATTTTAGAACTATTGAGAAAGCTCCCTCGGAATAATGAGGGGGCCTTCTTTTTTGAATTTGAAACTTAATTAAACTACATTTTATATGAGTAAAATTGGCAAGATTTCCACTATTAAGAAAGATTATTCAGTTAGTGGATTACAAACAATGCAAGGAAGCTTAGTACAAAAAGGACTAACACGTATTCCCGGAACAGGGGTATTCAAATATCCTTACAAGGAAATGGATGGAAAATATAGGACAGGACTTGATAAAGATGCTTCCTACATTAAACGAATACAAGATCCCACTGAAAGAGAAATTGAACAAGAGAGAGTCAGTAAGCTAAAACAAAAATTAGAAGAAGCTCTTGGTGGAATTGATCTTGGTATCCGTTCACCTTTCTGGAATCACAGTCTTTCTACATCAACAGATGATGCTCTTCATGTTCAGCCTGTAAAACTAACAGATGGAGATAACTATTTTGATACTAGTATTCCTTTTCAGGAACTTGCCTTTTCTTGGTTAAGGGTACATCCCACGATTGCCAGTAGTTATCAGGCATGGGAAAGAGGGGATTATCCTGCTGAAACTCAGTTTTATGTTGTTGATGATGATATTGAGAATATGGTAGTATTTAAGAAAAAAGTACTTATCAATAAAGCAATCTCTAAATTCGACAGCATGACTCCTGATAAAAAGAAGAAAGTAGCAAGGCTCTTGGGGCTTCCTGTTACAGATTCTACTACTGAGGAATCAGTATACAATCAGGTGGATAATATTCTTAAACAACATGAATTCAAATCCGGAAGCTATCAAGGTTTATCAACTGTCGAGGTGTTCAACCGATTTGCTGATATGAAAGAAAACCTACTTCATATAAAAGACTTAGTAAAACAGGCAATTCAATTTTCCATATATAGGGCAAAACCTAATGGTAAGATATATGAAGGAGAGTTTGAAATTGCTGCAGATGAAGACGAACTTGTAAAATATCTTTCAGATGATGATCACCAAGACGATCTTATTACACTGGAAGGTAAAATCAAACTGAAAAAAATAGCTGCCATATGATTCCTGTAGATAGTTTATTATACAAAATAGATCAAAAACTAAATAAGCTATCTACTAATGAACATCAGCAGATTCAATTAGAGGATAAGATATTATCCTTGAATGAGGCACAGCTCAAACTAATTAAACAAAAGGTTGATGGTCCTACCACTCCTCTGGGAACTGGAATGGATTCAACCAGAAAGAGATACGAAGATCTTCAGAAGCTCATAGAGTCTTTTGAAGATCATCCTCTTACTCTTGCTCTTGTAAACAAAGAATTAAATAAATGGACAGCTTCCCTATTGGGAGTTTCTCCTGCATACATGTTCTATGTTGATGCATATATTCTTGCTGATAAAGGGAAATGCAAAAACAGAAAGATATGGATAAATAGAGATTTACTAAGTCATGGTGATCTTCAGTTTGTTTTGAACAATGTTCATTATAAACCATCATTTGAATATCAAGAAACATGTAGTTATATTTCTTCAGATGAAATTGCTATCTTTACAGACGGAACCTTTACACCTATAAAACTCTATCTATCCTATATTCGTTATCCCAAATACATTGATAAAGAGGGATATGTAAAATTGGATGGAACTAATTCCGTTAATGAAAATTGTGAATTAAAGAATTACTTGGAGGATGAACTTGTTGATCTAACAGTACAGGACATCGCAGGATATACTGAAAATGCTGGAGCAATGAGTACAGCTCAAAGTAGAATACAAAAAAGTGAATAAATTTAATACTAACCCTTAATACTTAAACAAATGGCTGATTTTTCATTGACTACTCTGTTTGTAGTGCCGGTTGGCGTACCAATCGCCAGTGCCAATTCTACACAGGACCTCACAGCTGGTCAAGTTGGATTTTTTAATCAAGCTTATGCTGCTGTAACAAACGCAACCAGTCCTACGATTCAGGCTGGTGATTATTTCTATGTTGCTCAAGGTAGGACAAACACCTATTTACAGGGCAGTAAACGCTCGGACAAAATCAAAGGTTGTCCTACAGCTAATTGCAAAAGCAATGTTACTGAGTTTTACAAAGTAACAGGTTGCCCTACACCTATCAATCAGATAATCGACATTGGTAGTTGGGATGTTAAATGTGGCGATGTTGTCACATTAACCATCCGTGCTCATTCAAGTTATCTTGATACTCTTTATTTCAATGGTTTCACTCGTAGTGTAACTGTCGTTGCTCCTTGTTGTGATTGTGGAGACAGCCCTTGTGACACAGTTGATGTAGATGATCTTATTGATGCTTTCATTGTAAAGCTGGAAGCAACTGCTCCTAATTTCCTTTTACCTTCTGGTCAGACAGGAAGTAATTCTGACAACATTACCTTATCAGATTTCTTTACCTTCAGCAATGTTAATGGAACTATTCTGGAAATTCAGGGCAAAGCACTGACTAAATATGGTCAGCCTTGTGATGTTTCTGCCTTCCCATATGAATATGACAGGATGTGGTTCAGGACATTTGTTTATAGTGGACCTGCTACAACTGCTGATTTCATTGTTAGTGATGCTTGCAACATCGTTGCTGTATCCACTACTACTCAGAACTCTAATTATACAAAAGGTACCTCTGAGGAAATCAAACAGATGGAGAAGAATTATTACAGCTATCAGGCTGGATATCTGAAACATCTGTATAGGATGATGGGATACAATGGTAACTACGAAAGTTGGGTTACTGATGGAACTACCTATGACACCTATTATATTAAATTCAATGAATATGATAAAGCTCTCCAGAATTGGGGCGATTATGTTCCTGAAGATAATATGGTGATTATTGCTGTTCAGAAATCTAGTACTGAAGCTACGGCAGTTTCTGCTATCCTCACTGCTGCACTTGGTGCTCCTGTTGATGAAAGTGGTGCTTGTATTACTACAACCACAACTACCACAACTGTCTTAACTTAATAAGTTTTTAATTCATAAAAATACCAAGGGGGTGGGGGACAAACTCCCTACCCCCTTTTTATTTTAAATCAATATTATGGCAACTCCCGGTACCGAATCTTATAATATAGTGATGCTTCCTACTTACGATATCACTACATTGGCAATTGTTGATATGTCTGTATATATTACTACTCCTCCCACAGTCACACTCACTATAGATGTGCCGGGATTTGGTATAGTGACAGATGTTCCGTTTACGGTTAACAGTACGAATATCTATAATTCGATAGATTTAAGTATATCTACTATTGTCGAACCTCTTCCTGATGGAAACTATTGTATTTCATATATGATTACAGGCGAACTTGTTTCTTCTATTAAAAAAAGAATACTAAGGGTAGATAAACTTCAACAGAAGTTTGACAATGCATTCATGAAGCTTGATATGATGGAATGTGATAAGGCTATAAAAACTCAAGCCAAGGTCGATCTCATGAGTATATATTTCTTTATACAGGGGGCAATTGCTGCAGCCAATAACTGTGCCATCATAGAAGCAACCAAACTTTATATTCAAGCAGATAAAATGTTGGATTCTTTTATTTCAGAAGATTGCGGATGTTCAGGAAATAATTATATCATAAACTTCTCGTAATATGAAAACCTGTGTTGGTTGCGGAAAGCAAGTCTCTTGCGGATGTCAGTTAGTTAATGGATTATGTTCAGCTTGTAGAAAAATTAAGAAAGGAGTAATAGATGTTACAGCCAAAGCTTACAAATTGTTCGGAGTGTAATGACATTCAGATACTTTTAAATAAGATAGACTGCAAGCTAGCAAAATTAGGACATGTTTTATATGGAAATGTAGTATTCCTGTTAACCAATAGTATTTCAGCAGTAGTGATGTATGATCTGCTGAACTACAAACGAATACTCACTTATAAACAAGTAAGTCCTGATTACTGTGAGGATTATACAGTAGAAATGATTTCCAGTGTGGTAAGAAGACTTACTGTTGGTGAAGTTTGCACATCATGTAATGATGATGTCACAATCATCACTACAACATCAACCACCACTACTGTCCCCCATACCACAACTACCACTACAACAATAACCACAATTAGTCCAAATTAATCACCTCTTAATATATAAATTATGTCTTGTACAAATTGTTTCGGTGGTTGTGTAGAAACCACATCAGATAAATGTGTAAAATACACAGGAAGTCCAATAACATTTCTTAATATCCATACAGGGGATTCATTAGAAGCAGTTGAAAAATCTATAACCGATTATCTAACCACAGTATTAAGTGGAATAGGTATACTCCCTGTAATAGACCCAACCCTCATCTGTGATACAGTAAAGCACTATTTTCCATGTGAGGAGTGTGGCTCTCCAACATTAGTAGATGTTCTCACAGCTATTATTCAGGCAATATGTGCTATAGAAACAGAGATTGCTGTTGAAAGAGCAAGAATTGATACTATAGAAGCTGATTATACTGTAGGGTGCCTTAGGGCTGCGCCAAGAGATGGTACTCATGCTATTCTTCAGGAAGTCATAACTACTCTCTGTAATTCAATAGATGATATAGATGCATTGAATAGTCTGTTTGCCACTTGTGTCACAATAGGCACAACTAATAATATTAATACTCTTATTCAAAACTATCTGGCTAATATCTCTCCTGCCAATTCGATGAATGTTAGAATGGTTCCTTATGTGGCATATCCATTTTATCCTACACCAGCTATATTAGCCTCATTCTCTGGTAGTGGTGCAGGTTTAACTGGAACTATTTGGGAAAAGATTTATTATTGTAATGGTCAATATGGTACTCCTGATTTAAGAGGAAGAAGTTTAATAGGTGTTGTCTCTGCCATGGGATCAGGTGATTATGATCGTGAAATTAATCCTGCAAATGAAGGGTGTATGGATTATACATTATGTGATAAAAATGGAACAAACTTAGTAGTTCTTTCTGCATCAGAAATAGCTGGTCACACCCATGTTGCTACGGTTGGTATCACTGACCCCGGACATTTAACTTCAATAGAATATCAACAAACAGAAGGTCCTTGTACTAGTGGTGGAAACGAAACACCACTTGGTGCAATCAATCTTAAACCTGCTGGTTTTAACTCAGGTATTCTTTCCAATACTACATCTAATACAAAAGATAAAACTGGATTGGATGGAACTAATGTTACTGTTACCAACGCATCTAATAATATAGATGTAGCAGGACATATAAATGTTCATCCTGTTAGGGCTTGTTTTTATATCATGTACATACCTATCTAATAATCAAATAGTTATGACAGTAGTTGATTTTAGGTTATGTGAATACTTCTTCCTTCCTGTAAATCCTGCTTGTACTACTACAACAAGTACAACCACTGTCATTCCTACCACTACCACCACCACTACAACTACCACTTCTATTCCTGTAACCACCACCACTACCACCACGCAAATCGTTAGTGCCTGTGCTGTACTCTTTGTAACTTCAAATGGTGATATTTATGGATTTGAACCAAGTACAGGAGCATGTACATTTTTAGTAGCCACAGGAAGATCAGCTGTTGATATAGCAAGTACAGATACCAAATTATGGACAAGTCCGGGAGGATATACTATAAATGAATTTGACATAACCCTTACTCCATTTACTTGTGTATTTAATAGGACAATAACAGTAGATTCTGTAGTAGGAGCAGGTTTAACTGTAAAGAGTGCAGATGATGTTACTGAAACATATGAACTTGTTGGAGGAGGCTCTCCTAATTATATAACTAAATATACACTCACTCCATCAGGTGCTACTGACTCATTATTATTTGAAATGGGAGCAGATAGGAAAGTTACTGGAGATATAATTTACAATGCTAATACTGATCTGTATCTTATATCAAATTTTGATATTAACACCTATGCTTCATATATAACTCAATTTGACAATACAGGTACTAAAATTTTTGAAATACTTATAGTTCCTATTGATGCTTTCGGATTATATGTATATAATGGAGACAATTATATGGTTACAAGTTCCCATGACATATATTTTATAACTCCAGCAGATATAACTCTTGTTGGTGTAGTACCAATGGTTCCTTCTATAAATGGAGCTTCACAAAATGTGGCATGTATAATAAATAAAGTACTCTAATGGATATATATATTAAACTTATAACAGCAGGAGCAGATGTTGGTCCATTTGATCTATATTCTGATACGAATGGTTTCTCAGATCCATTTGAAACAGGAGTATCCAGAGAAAATCTTGTTAATGGATATGTCTCTAATGCTCCAGATGGAATAACACAAGTTAAGTTGGTATCTAAAGGAAATTGTACTAATTCTATTACTATTGATATTACAGTTGTACCTACCACCACGACTACAACAAGCACATCAAGCACAACTACCACTACAACTACAGGAGTACCTACAACTACAACCACCACTACTTTTCCTCTTCCTCCTTATATCCATAATGGTTCAATTGGTAGTGCATCAGATAGTGCAGGTGCTTGCGCATTATCTTGCTATGGAAGATCATTTTGGTCTGTAGATGTAATCTTCTCAAATGGCAGTGTAGCATATAACTCTGCAGCACTTGATGTATTTGATGGTGGAGGATTATGGTATCTTATTGATATAGTTCCTGTTGGATTTCCGGGAGGACCTTCTTGCAAAGCACTTCAAATAAATTCAAGTGGAGTGATAATAGATAACATGACTTGTTAAAAAAGAACTAAAATAATAGTCTATTACATAAATCCTCTCAATTGCCATTGGGAGGATTTATACTTTTAACTAATTTAGTTAAAGAGATTAACGGTCTTAGTTAAATTAACTTTGACTTTTCTCTATAAAGTTTATACCTTTATATCTATTTTAAATATCATATCCAATGGCGATTGTAAGGAAATTGGTCTCAGATATCAGAAGTTTACATAAACTACTTTCTACAGATGCTATCGCAACAGATAGAATGATAGCTAGTGAATTGAAAGTCAATGGGTTACTATTAATTAAGAGAGAGACAAACCTAAGAAGACTTTGGGCTACCGATACTATTTTTACCACAATCCCATGTATGGAAATGATAGAGGTACCTATCTCTGAATGTTGTGATTATGCAGATCCTTGCTCTATATCAAGAAGCAAATTAAAACTCCCTCGAATATGCGAAGGTAACTATCAATATCTTATACAGGGAGTTTATTCCATAAATGCCATGCGAGGCAAAGCTATAAAACTCACTGAAATTACAATCAACAGATACATTAATCTCCTCAAACTTCCCATCATAAAGAAGAGTGAATACTATTGGATATCAAATGACTATCTGTATATAACAAACCCTATGGTACAGAGGATAAGAATAGCAGCTCTATTTGAAGAAGATGTACCCAATGAGGTAATGTATCCTGATTGTGATTGTGGAAGCTCGCCAAGTACAGAAGAATTATGTAAGAATCCCTTGGATAAAGAATCTTTCATTCCCGGATATTTGGAAAAACAAACATTGGAACTTACATCACAAACTCTATTGCGTACCTATTTTAACACATCAGCTGATCCTCAGTTGAACAATGTAGATGAGCAGGGAGTTAGACTACATGATTCACAAACACAACGAGGATGAGAACAGCAGTTGATTGGCGCAGTGCAAGTAGAGAAAACTATACTAACTTTTGTAGAAGACATCCAAGTATCTATCTTACATTCGATCAATGGAAAAATGTTATTTATGAATTCAATGAATCTTTTAAAGAGTACATTCTTGAAACTGGTGATAAAGTAAAATTTCCTTTTGGATTTGGAGAATTTTCAATCAATAAAAAGAAAAGAAAAAAAACAATAGAATTCAACGGTCAATCAAAAATTGGACTCCCTATTGATTGGAAAAAAACCAGAGAAAAAGGAAAAGTTATATACAATTTTAATTTTCACACAGAAGGTTATTTTTTTGGGTGGAAATGGTTTAAGCATACAACAAGATTCAAAAATGTAGATTTGTGGTATTTTAAGCCTGCCAGAAGTACATCAAGGCTTCTTGCCCACTATCTCACTATAAACAATAAGTACCAGCACATTTACCGTGAATGGTTACTCCAAAGATAAATAAGTATGAGCTATTATTATAAATATACATTTGTTAGTCCTGAAGCAATCTATGCTCTTGTTACAGAGGAGTTTAAGAGTTACATGGATACGGGTGCTATAGATAATTTATTATTTCCAAGTTGGTTGAACAAAGCTCTAAATAAACTTGGTAAGTCTTCATATACAATTGCTGAAGAAATTCTGTATATTGATGATTTTGAATCTCGTCTTCCTGATAATTTTTATGCTGTAAGAGAAGCATGGGCTTGTACTGAAATCCCGGGATATCCATATCAGACAGCTAATTCATTCTATTCTCAGGCGGCATCTGCCACCACTATTCAAATATCTCCTATGGTTGTAGATGGACAACCTTGTAACGACCCTGTTTGCCAAAGTGATGCATGTGATCCATGTATGCCAAATCTTGTACAGGCAATATACAAAACCAATAATGAGTTTGCCAGAACCTTTCATAAGGAATATCTCTTACAGCCCGGAAATATATCTGCTAAACAGCACTGTGATGTTGAATATACCTCTGCTTGGGAAAGAGTTCCGAGAGTACATCAGAACACTCCCTTCTCATCATCTATGGATTCTTTCGATATCAGGGATAATAAGTTTGTCACCAATTTCAGAACTGGTGTAGTACACCTCATATTCTATGCTACTGACTATGATAATGTTGGAAATCAGATGGTTCCTGACAACTATCGTATAAAAGAATATGTAGAAGCATTCATTAAGTTCAAACTAGTTGAGATGCTCATCAATCAGATTACTGATGAGACCTTCAATCAACTTCAACAGAAACTTGTTTATTATAAGCAATTGTATGAAGAGGCTTTCATTATGGCAGCTATAGAGATAAAGAAACAAGACTCTTGGACAAAACAGAGAAGAATAAAACAGGATTTGAACAGATTTAATATGTATGGACTTCCTGGTCAAGTTAGAAGTGGAAGACGTAGAAACATGTAAGTATTATGGCTGACGAACAAGGTAACATAAGACAGAATTTTAATTTTGCTCAAACTGGATTAAATTTAGATCTTACTCCATCTCAGCTAAAATCTGGAATGATGAGTTATTGTTTAAATGGTGTAGTTGAATCATTTAACGCAAGTGGAATAAATTATCAGAATGAGCAAGGAAATGAATTCTGTGTTTCTTTTCCAGAAGGATTTGTTCAAATTGGCACCCATTTTATTAATGAGAAGAACAAGCATATTTTCTTCATTACCAATCCAAATGCAAATATAGCTGATAAGGATGAAATTGGTTATATGGAGAATAATGATTGTGTGTATAGAACATTAATACAAGGTGACTTTGGTTTTTCTATTCATTACCCAGTTCATAAATGTGTACATAAAATAAGCAATTGCTCTACAGAGATCTATTGGACAGACGCTCTTAATCCAAGACGTTATCTTAATTTAGAAAAGATACCAAGAGTGCTTATAGGAGGAACGCCTGCCTGTGATCCTATATATGGAGAAGATGTTGATGTCAATCAATTAAAACTTCAACCTGATTTTAGCATTCCTCAACTTGCTATAATTGAAATTACTAACATAGGAACACTTGTAACAGGTACTTATCAATTTGCTGTTCAATATTCTGATATCTCTGGCAATGCCTATACATCGTATTATTCTATTACAAATCCTACACCTATTGCAGATACGTTTGTAGTTACTCCCAATTTTAATACACAGGTTGGAAAATCTATTGTTCTTGATATAACAAATCTTGATCTCACTGGACAATTTCAATATTTCAATTTAGCAGTAATAAAGACAATCAATGCTATTTCTTCTGTAGAATTAGTAGGAACGTATTTTATAGATGGAATATCAAAACAAATTATCTATACAGGACAGGTTTCGAGTAACACAACTACAAACATAAGACTTTCAATAAATGATATATTTGAGAAGTTTCCTTATTATGATATAGCTAACGATCTCACTAATGTTCAGGATGTTCTTGTATGGGACGGTCTACTTTCTATTGATCGAATCAACTATCAAGAGATTGCAAACAAAATTAAATTACAATGGGAAACTTGGAGAATTCCTGCGGATGAGAATTATGCTAATGAGGTAAATGCTACCAATTTTCGTTCATATTTAAGAGATGAAGTATATCCTTTTGAGATTGTTTTCTTATTAAGAAATGGAAAACAGACAGATGGTTTCCATATTCCCGGAAGAGCAAAGAGTTATAAAGAGTCACAACATCGTGATATTCCTGAGACAGATCCAGACTTCATAGGCTCTCCTGAATACCATTCTGGGGGAATAGGTTATTCTCCCTTCTGGATGGTGTATAATACAGCAAGTAATGACGGGTTATCTTCTGAATACACCACTGATCCTGAATATAAAGGACCTTACCAAACTGGAGAATTTGCCTACTGGGAGTCTTCTGAAGAATATCCTTGCAATGAAAATATATGGGGGGAGCTTGCAGGACAAAAAATAAGACATCATAAATTTCCTGATACTCTTCTTTCTCCTATTTTTGAATCAAAACAATTTATAAATAAAGATAGCATGGTAATGGGAAACGATGCTATCTTCCCAATTGGAGTTAAGCTCGATGTAGGTCAGATAAGAAGTTTGATTAATTCATCCTCTCTCAGCATTGCAGAAAAAGATGACATTGTTGGATTCAAGATAGTGAGAGGAGACCGATCTACAAATAAATCTGTTATAGCAAAAGGTATTCTTAGAAATGTAGGTAGTTATGAAAGAGAAGAGAAGAAGTTCTATTTTCCAAATTATCCATATAATGATCTGAATCAGGATGTATTTATAAATGGAAAGAATAACGCATATCTGGATGAATGTCGTTCTTACACCATGAATATCACTGAATTATCACTCACTCTTAAAGATAAAGATGGTAATCCCTACGCTGAAATTTCATACATTGAGTGTAATAGTAATCATGACTCAACAAAACAATATACCACAATAGGAAATAAACAAATATGTGCTATTGGCAGACCTATAATCACTGTAGGGGCTGGCACAGTGAGAACTACATATTATGATGTGTGGAGTGTATCTTCATGTAATACATGTAGAGGATATAGATATGGATGGTATGATGCCTATCTGGATTACACAGAAGACTGGTGTGATGGCAATGGATCATATACAGAGATTTGGGTAATTCCCGGCACAGGAGGACCTATGGTGACTGAAGGTAGAGGAAAACCAGACTTTCGATTACTATCTACAGCACCTCCTGACTCTTGTAGTAAAGAAGATGATACCATCATAGATACAGCACTTCCTGCAATTAAAGATGTTCCAGAACTTGGTTATAGACAAATATTTAATTCTCCGGAAACATCATTTAGCAAACCCTTCTTAGGGGGTATTCTTAAACTTGAGAATGTTATATTTGGTGCAGGAATAGGTCATTTTACAGAAGTGAAGAATAATGCAAAGTATAGACTGCTTAGTGAGCAAGCTCAATATGATGCTTTATTATCATCTGAAAAGATGTCAGCAATGGCAAACCCATTTGATCTTCAGATAATGTTTAGTGCTTACCAAGCCTATCAACAGATATTCATCAATGGGATAACAAGAAAGAATTTTGCCTATTCCTATAACTCAATAGCAAATTATGACTACTCCGAACCTATTCCAAATGGAGAAGGTATAAAACAACGCAATCTTGACATCAAAAAATATTTAGTTCCTAATGTAGTGTCTACAGGAGATGTTTCTTTAAATACTGTTACAAAGCAGTTTAGATCTACACCTATCAATAACTGGTATAGAGAAACATCTATTTACCTAAGAACAGTAGGTGCATTAGATTCTACAGTTCCTCCACTGATTCCTCCATTACCTTTTCCAGATCATAGTCCTAATATGCTCTCAGGAGGTCTCCCAAAGGTGACCGACATATCAAGGCAAACTGTATCTGGAGCTAACTCTTGTACCAATCCTAGCAAGGAAATAGACATCTCTGTTGTGTCCTATTATGCTTCCATCAAGAGTTATTTTATAAATCAATGGGGACAGATTTATTCTTATAATACTATTGATACGGGATATCAGAATACATTTATAGATACATCTTATAATACTGTTTTTGGAGGGGATACCTTTATTAATCGGTTTGCATTTAAAACCAAACTTCCTTTCTTTCTTGATAATAGGGTGAATGCTCCTGACGATAGTGATATCTTTTATGATGAAATTGGAAATATTGGTTTTCCGAAGTATTGGCATTCAGCAAGATCTATACTCAAAAGTTTTACATTGAGTTCTGATATTCTTGAAAAACCTGACGCATCTCTTTCTCCTTTAACTAACATTATATCGTACAAGGCTCATAATTTTGATTGTCCTAATAATCAGGGAGGATCAGACTCAACCTCTGCTCCCGGAAGAACATATTACAATGGATATTTCTACTTATTTGCTTATGGTATTCCTAATTTCTATTGTGAGAGTTCGGTTAATGTAGATCTTAGGCAAGCATTTAATAACAAGGAAGGTGACTTCTTTCCTCATGTAACAAATTATATTCCTGATGATTGGGTACAGGAAAGTCTTGTTCCTATTGCTCAAGACAACACGTATTATTATAATACCACCTTCTCTAAGCAAAACAAGGAAAACGTATTTACTCATCTCCCTTTGGATTGGGAAGATAAATTATGTTTTACATTATATCCCTTTAGAGCAATCTATTCTGACTCGCAGAATACCGACTCTGATAATAGAGTGAATGCGTGGCTTAATTACAGGGCATTGTCATACTTTGATTTTCCACAGAATTATGGAAAATTAATAGCTCTCGACGGTATTCAGAATAAGGCAATTCTTGCAAGATTTGAGAATAAAACACTACTCTATGATAACCTGCTTACTATTGATACAACCAACCCTCAAGCAGCTTATATAGGAAACCCCTACATGTTCAAGAAGTCTCCCCCAATTGACTTCGCTGAAACAGATCTTGGTTATATAGGAAGCCAGAACAAAATGCTCTTGAAAATTCCACAAGGACAATTAACAGTGGATGCAAAAAGAGGACAAGTATTTCTATTAAATGGAGCATCAAATGCAGTAGACCTCTCTGGTTTTGGCTCCGGATTAAACAGATTCTTCACCGATCATTTAGCTTTTGAAATTCTCAGATATTTTCCAACAGTAGATACGGATAATCATTTCAATGGGATTGGTTTACATGGAGTGTATGATAGTAAGTTTGACAGGCTCATCATTACTAAACTCGACTATATACCAATTGATCCAAATGTAAAATATGATGCTGATACAAGAGAGTTTTATATTGAGAACATAACTACAATGAGAGTGTGTGGTTGTGACCTTTTTGGAATTGCATACTCAGGAGATATACCTACTCCTCCTTCCTTTCCCACTACATCAACTACAACCACGAGTTTAGGTTGCCCAGAATATGAATATAAGCAAAGAGTGATTATTTCTTTGAATGATCCCACTTATTTCTGTAATAAATCTTGGACACTTTCATATAACATGAATACAAAAAGTTGGATTAGTTTTCATAGTTATGTTCCCAATTGGTACATAGCAGAGAACAATTTCTTCTATTCAGGAATTAACGGATGTTGTGAAGATATTGATTTTGTTGCTGCTATAATGGTAACCACTACGAGTACAACCAGTACCACTAGTACAACTACCACTGTCTATTCTCCTACAACCAGTACAACTACAACTCATGCAGCTACAACCAGTACAACTACATCTACATCATCTTCTACCACTACATCTACAACAAGTACAACCTCAACAACTACTACAATGTATGTGTGCCAGAGACCAACAGGACTTACCAATTATAGATTCATTAAAGGATATACACTCACTACTCCCCCTGTAATATGTGTATCAACAGGAAGTAAAGAAGAAGCTTGCAGTGCTGAAAATTTCCTTTTAACTTATGATAATGATTTAGATCCTAATGGATTAACCATTACATCATTAAGTTGTCAGACAACTACAATTGCTGTAGGACATATTGTATATTTAGGAGCATATCTTACTGATTGTAATGTTGTTCCTGATGGATGGTATTTTACTGATGAATTAATGTATTCCAATATAGTATTTCATGTAGTAAATGGTATTATTACTGAGAGATCCTCATGTATACCTGCATCTACCACCACTTCCACTACATCTACCACCACAACACTATCTCCTATTATAGAAGAGTGTGGAATACTTTTAGCTTACGATAGTGGAAGTGCATATATAAACACTCATGAAATAAACTTAGGAAGCGCTACAGGAATATCACTTTTTGATTTCAATGCAGATGTTTCTCCAGATAGGTTTATAATAGAATGGAATAGTGGAGTAGTTATTGATACAGGTTATTATGGATCAGAAGATTATGATTTTGGTGGAGTAAACAGATCTGTCTTCAATTTCAATTTATTAGGGAAAGTTGATCCTATAACAAATAATGTTTATCCTGATTTAGTAACTTATCCAGATGACGGGTATCCTCGGGTAACTCATTCTACAAGCGGTGTGTCATCATTTAGTAAATCTGCAGCAACTCCAGCAAATGCTTATTTACATATTTATTCAGCGATAGTGAACTCCTTATATAAATTTAGGTTATATTGTCCGGGAGTAACAACTACCACCACTACTATTATCACTACATCTCCTCCTTCTACTACTACCACCACTACAACAGTTATTTTTGTATTAGCTTCTACAACGACGACAACAACAACGATATGAAAACAGTTTTCATAAAACTTACCAAAGCAGGCCCTACTTCCGGACCATTTAATATCTATGATCAAAGTAATCATATCATAGATACAAATGTGTCTAAAAAAGATTTAGTAGGAGGACTTGCTTTTATAGTAAATGATGCTGTGATTGCTATTAAGATAGTTTCTACAGGAGATTGTCAGTATGAAAAGATTATTTCTGTTACAGAAACTACTATACAACAATATCTGACAACTTCATATACTGAAATGAAAACAGGTTGTATATGGAGACACTTGACAAACATACAGTTGTATAATTCCTTCTATGGAAAGACACATCCCTATATAATAGAATATCCTTTTTCTTTTAAGATGCAGGATGAGCTCCTTCAGAATATAAAATCATATGATAAAGTGTATGAATATCTTCCTATTGTAGATGGTGTATTTAATTACAACACTAAAATAGAGACGGACACTAAGTACTTTAACAAGAGTATTCTTTATAATGATCAACAGAGTTCAGGATTATTGGAACTTGTGGCAAAACCCCTCCATAATATGAAGGAGTATATGAGTTACCCAAAATTCAATGCAAACAGTAAAACAATTCTATTTACTAAATCAGACTCATTTTATAATTTTAATACATTCTGGACTCTCAATAAATCTTCTCAGGTTCCTATGTTTCTTACATCATGTGAATCTCTTTCTATTGATAAGGTGATTAATGATGCTAACATGGATTATACTATAAGAAGTTTTCAAAAGGCAACGTTAAGAGCTAAAAATTTGAAGGTAAGAATGATATTAGATAATTCATGTACAACTCATATAGTTTCACAATTTATAATTGGGTCAACTCAAATCTCTTACAAATAATCTATGGGCTGGTTGGATAAATATTCAGATGGGAAAAAGAAGTTCCTTGAACCTAATGATAAGAAATTACCATCAGGGAGACTAATTCCTTTTCAACCTGAAGCTAACAATTCAGAGTTAGCTTCTTCTATTGGTGGAGAACAAGGAGAACCAGCCTACCTCATCCCTACATTCAAATATGGGCATCCTTTATCAAATCCTTTAGAAGAATATGAGAGAACAGGAGAACATTTAGGAGGCCCTTTTAAAACATGGCAAGAAGCTGATGAATGGGATAAAAACGTCAGGCATCCTTATGTAGAAAAGCATGAGGCACTTCCTTCTCCTGCAAAGTGGTGGGGAAAAGATTATGAAAATGGTGGCTTTCTTGGAACAACAAACCGTGGCAGGAATTATTCCCCAGCTTGGGGAGGACAATTTCAGAATGGAGGAACAACACTTCCTTCTGTAACTATCTCTGGAGTATCTCCAAGACAACAAGCTTATAATGATAGTTTAGTTGCTTATAATAAAAACCCAAGATTACAAGCATGTAGAGATAGTTTAGCTGTATCTGATCTTAAATTTAGACAACGTGCAGATGTTAGAAGAAATAATCATGTAAGTTATGATTTAGATAATACATTTTCAGCAGCATGGGAAAGACTTACTAAATTAAATGGAGAACCCCCGAAACCTATTGGGATAACAAAAGGTAAGTTTTATATAGGAACAACTGAAGATGGCCCTCAATATATAGATCATGCTGAGGAATACCAAAAACCAATTTTTCCTAATATTAAAAAACCAGTTTATAATCCTTCTCAATTTGGGATAAATCCAATACAACCAAGAGAAGTTACTCAATCTATTGTTTCACAACCTACAATCAATCCAAGACCTATTCCCAATGGATTTACAACAGATCTTCCGGGATATACAGGGGTGAAAGTATTTCACAGTCAGGATGGTAAACCTATGTACATTATTGATGCAAAAGGCAATAAACAACCTGTTGTGGATAATGATTTGATTCCAAGAATGGCTCCAAAGAAGAAGAATGGAGGATGGCTTAATAAATATGATCAGGCTCAAACAGGTATAACAATGCCTTCTTTTGAAGAAAGACAAAAAATTGCTCAAGAGAAAGCTCATCAGATAATGCAACAAAGAGAATCTAATTCTTCTGATGATAATTCTTTTAGTAATATTTCTACTGATTTTGGAACAAGATTATTAAATGCTGTAGGTACATTAGGTGGAAGCGCTATAGGGGATGCTGTATCAGGAGTAAGTCCTCAGGCAGCTGATTGGCTACAGAAATATTCACTTGGTATGATTCCTCATACGACAGAGGAGCAACTTAAAGCTAATAGATCAGATGCTCCTGATAAATGGAATAGTCGTATAGGGCAGTTAGGAGAAGCTCTTACTAATTATGCTGCTGCAGAATTAGTAGGACAAGGAATGAACAAATTTGCTCCAAAAATAGCAAATGGATTAGAAAAGATAGAAGGATTAAAAGAAGTTCCAACTAATTCTATTAGTGTATCTGAATTACCAGTAAACCCATATGGTAGTTTTGATAATATAAAACAAGGAATTAACGAAGCTCGAAGTATGGCAACTAACCCAACAGTTAAAGAAGCTTTTGATAATAATGTTGCTATTAGTGATAGATTAGGATGGAATACTTGGAGACATAAAAAAGGTATGGATTTAAGATTTGAAAAAAGAAATGTTGATAATTGGAACGATTATCGTATAGCACAAACAAAACATCCATCATCAATAAGGTATTCTGATAAGAATTTTGATAATTTTGGAAGACCTGTTCCTGAGAATGTACAAGGACAAATGATAGTAAGTACTAATCCAGAACCTCATTCAATGTGGATTCAATCCAGACAATCTCCAGAAAGCACAATAAGAACAGCAAGACATGAAGGAACTCATGCAGCATATCAAACTCAAGGAGATTTAATGCCAATTGAAGCTGAAAAATTACAAAGAGTAATAAAGTCACCAGAAGAATTAACACAAATAGGAAATAAATATAAAATAGAGAACTTAGATTTATATTTAGAGAATGAACCAGAGATATTAACTAACACTTTAGATTTAGGTAGTGAACTTGGAATAAAGATTGGTAGTAAGTATCCGGGGGTTAATAAGTTTAAATCTATGATTAGTGGTTATACTGGGGATAAAAAATGGCTAATAGATACTTATAAACTTAATAAATCTTCAGACTATAAAAAAGTATTCGATATAATGAATCGTACAACATTAACTACAACAGGAGTAGGAATAGGATTAAACCAAAAATCTGAAGAGGTAGGAATGCAAAATGGTGGAGAGATGTCTTATTATCAACATGGACAGGATTTCAAACCAAAAACAATTAGTCAGAACGGCTCTCTTATTGCAAAGAACGACGCTACTTATATGACTCCTACAGTAGATCCAAGTAAAGCTCAGGCTATACGACAGGAAATTATTGATAGACAATTTGATTATCCCACATATATGTCTCAGGCTGAAAGATATTTATCCAGACCTGCATTTAAAAATTCTATAGTAAAACCAAAGGATATAGCAGATGCTGCCTATGACTATTATCAGAAGACAGATTTTAAAATGCCATTGAATCTTCTTCTTACACAGGCACAGCAAGAAACTAAGATAGGAACAAAACTTAAGAGCAAGAACAACATATTCAATATTGGAAATACAACAGAGGGAAAGACAAGAGATTTTAATTCACCAAGAGAAGCTATTGATGCATATGTGGAGCTTATACATAAAGATTATTTGAATGAAGGGCAAAAGTCTCCTGAGGATTTACTAAAACCTAAATCTTTTATAAACGTTAAAGGATATAGATATGCTAAAGACCCAAGATATGAGAAGAAGCTTTTCAATCAAATGCAATATATAGATACATTTCTTCAGAAGAAAAAAGATGGAGGAGTAGTGAAGGACAACCTTGGCTACTGGAATCCTAAGAATTTTGGAAAGATTGTGGAAATAGATTCTCCAAATATTACCATGAAAGGAGTTGATCAACCATTGCTTGGAGTATCAGATGAAGGACAGAAACAAATGATGTATCCCGGGAATGATTATATATTCAAAGGGAAGAAAGTAAAAGAATATCCTATTGCAAAATATGGAATTAATGATTTAAACGAATTGACTAACTTTACAAATACTAAGTCAGGTAAATGGCTTAACAAATATTCTTGATATGAAGAATCAGATGCTCAAAATGGCAGGAGTTACCAGCCAAAAAGAATTTTATCGTTTATTTCCTGATGAAGCTTCTTTTATGAAGATTCATGGAAAAGCCTTTAAGAAGGCTATGCTTGGTAATAATATCAAGAAAGCTCAAACTGGGACTACACAAGGTGGCTATAATCAGCAGAATGCTGGAATGAGTACAGCAGCTACTACAGATGCTGATGTACAGAGTGCTATTTCAAATCTATCAACAGGCACTCCCAAGACAACAACAGGGGACGCTATTGCAGGAGTTGTTAAGGACATTCCTATTGTCGGAGGGTTGGTGCAAAGTGTAGTGGATTTGTTTGATACAAATGAAAACAAGAAGAAAGAGAGAGCAGGTGCCCTCAGTAATATTCAACTTCAGGCAGCGCAATCTGCTCCACGGCAACAGAATAGGGAATATAATAGACCTGACAAGGATGCCAAAGTAGCTGACATTAATCAATCAATGCCAGCTGAAGGAACAGGAACCAATCTTCTTGGAAGAGATGGTATTACAATATCAAGAAGAGGAGGAGAAATAGCAAATACGTTTGCTCCTCATGATATCTATTCCAATATGGGATACGAACCCCTCGATGAAACCAATAGAATAAAAGCATATTATAATGGTGGAGGTATTCCTCAAGCAAATTTTGGAAGTATTGTTACAAATCTTCTTAGTAGTAAAGGTGGAAGTAGTGGCATAATGGGAATGATTAGTGGACTTCTTGGTGGCACCACTACAGAAACTACCACCCTTGATCCTAGTCAACATATAATGAGAAATAATTTTTCTCCAAATTACATTAGATCCAGAGATGGAAGCATTATCCCAAAAGCTCAAAATGGAATGGATAATACTTCCACAGGATCAAACCCTAATGAAAAAAATTCTTTTGTTGGAAATAATTTAAAAGGCATGGGTAACGCTATTCTGGGCAGTGATACATTTAAAACTGATCCAACAAAATCCACTCCAATGGCAAACAATATTACTCAAGCAGCAAAAACTACAGCATCAGGAATGGCTGCTATCCCCGGACTGGATAATAAGCAGGCAAGTGCAGCTGGAAATATAGGAAGTACCGTAGGTGGCATATTTGGGCCAATAGGAAGTGCTGTTGGTATGGTATTAGGAGAAGGGCTTGGTGGTATATTAAGACGGAAGGGAGGAGATAAAGCCATGCTGCAAGCAGAAGCAAATCAAAACAGAATGGCTGGTGCACAGGTCGCAAATGTAATGCATTCACAAAATTATGCAAACGCCAGAACAGGTGGAAACATAAAACAACAAAATGGAGGAGTAAATCCTATATATGCTCTTAAAGATACTTATGGAGAATATGCACCTCTTAATACAAAAGAAAGAGAAGAGCAAGAGAAACAAATAACAGAACGAGGTGCTGTATTTGCCCCTCAGGAAAGAATAAATGAAGTTATGGGAGTGTGGGATAAAAATAAAATGATAGTAAAAGATACATATAATAAATTTAATAGTTATAAAGATGAAGATCTTAACAAACTTCCATTAGAAGATATTTGGAAACTTCGTAAACAGAATAGAGAAGTATATAGTAAAATAAGTGATAGTACTCATAATGAAGAAAATGAAGTACCTTCAAAATTTTTAATTGATCAAATTAGGGGAGAAAGGCCATCTAGTCCAGAAGAAGAAAAACTATATAAACATTATAGAGCAGTTAGCGATTCTTTAGGATCCTCATATGGAAATTTTGATAAATTAAGTAAGCAAGCAATGCTTCTTAAAGAAAAGGCAACAGGACTCAGTAATCAAGAGTTAGATAAAAAATATAAAGGCGTGGTGGGATTAAGAACAGGAGGTCAATTAAGACAGAACTCAGACATGGAGAATAATGGAGAACTTGAGACATTATGGGGAGGATATGCAGAACCTATTTCCTATAATCCTTATCTAGGAGAAGAAACAGTTATGTTCAAGGGAAAGTCACATGAAGAAGGAAATGATGGAAGAACAGGAATTGGTGTTAGATATGGAGAAGGGGGAGAACTTCAACATTATGCTGAAGGGGGTAGCACTCAAGATGCAAACGTAGAGGTAGAAAATAATGAACCTGCTGTACAATTACCAGATGAATCTGGAGAAAAGAACTTAGTTGTATTTGGAGCCAATTATATGAATGGCGATGTTGCCAAATTATTAAATGATCCTGACGCAAAAAATAAAACAGTTAAGAAATATGTTAATAATCTTTCATTGGTGGAGAATAAACAAAATAAGATTATAGAAAAGGTTACAAATGAGTTAAAAGACCTTAACCCTAAAACTCCTTATGAGAAAATTAAATTTGATACACTTGCAATTACTTTCAAGGGAGCAGATCAGAAACTAAAAGATATTGCAATAAAGAAAAATAATGTTGCAGATTGGCAAAACTTTCATAATAAAGAAGCTGAAGCAAGAGGTATTGATCCAGAAAAATTATCAAGAGGAAAACTAACAGCAATGAAAGGTGCTAAAGTTCCTAAAGCTCAGGATAGAACCAGAGTGGTAAATGCTCCTGATGGAACTACTCGTTATTATTATTCAGATGGAACATTTGGAATTACTACAGGCAACTTAACTGTTACGTATGATGCAAAAGGAAATGAGATATCAAGAGCAAAAGCAACTTCTCCTCCTGATGTAAAACCTACACAAGAACAAGTAGTAGCAGCAGGAAATGCCACTAATAAAAAGAGACCAGTTGGTTATCCTTCTGCTAACAAACTTCCTAACTTTAGTGATCTTCCAAAGATGAGTTATGAGAATTATACAATATTAAAAGGATTGTATGATAAAGCTAGTTCTAAAGTAGCTACTCAAGAAGATATATTAGAATTTCAAAGAAAATATGCAGATTTGGCTCCTAAGTATAAAGCTAGAGTTGATAACGCTTATCCGAGAATGAAATCTAATAATATGGATGGTCTCATGGGAAAAAGAACAATTCAATATGGACAAAGCTTACAAGATCCGGGAGTGCAAAGAATGATTCCTCGTCCGGGAGAATTTAATCTTTCAACTCCTCCTCCTGATATTAAACCTATAGAGCAAGGACCTCTTAATCCAGAGAAACCTAAGAAGTCTCAATTCATTAATCCTATGGGGAACTACCTACCTCCTAATAAAGAGGAACTGGATCCACGCCAGCTTACTGGTGAGTATTATGCATTGGCTACCAATCAGGTGGAGCCTGTGCCTGCACAACAATATCAACCTAATCTTCGCACTCCTTATGAGCTTTCATTACAGGATATTCTTAATGAGAATACAGCAGCTACCAGAGGTGCTCAGAGATTTATGGGCTACAATCCTGCAGCACAGAGCAATCTTCTTGCTCAACAGTATGGAGCTAATTCAAAGGTGCTTGGAGAACAGTTCAGAATCAATCAAGAATTCAAGGATAAGATTTATGGAGAGAACACTAACATCTTAAACGATGCTCAACTTAAGAATCTTGGCATTCTTGATACACAATATCAGAGACAAGCCAAAGCATTATCTAACACAAAGGATACAGCAAGAGAAGCACTATCCTCAATATCAGATAAATATCTACAGAATCAATTACAGAATCGCACACTGGCCACCTATGAAAATCTCTATAACTACAGGTATGACAGAAATCAACATGCATGGAATATGAATGGCCCTGCTCAGTTTAATATGGCTGGAAATAATACAGGACAAACTTCTGCTCTTCCTGAAGATTGGGAAACTTTATATGATAAAGATGGTAATCCAATAAAAGCTCCGAGGAAACCGAGAGAGAAGTCTGGAAGAAATGGAGCAATTCTTAAAGCAATGAGAAATTTATAATTAAAATGGTGAAGCTGTTTTAATAAAAATGATTATAAAGCTTTACTATCATAACGTATTTCATTAAATTTGTTAATCAAAATAACCAATGGCAAGCTATACAGACACCCCGTTAACTGCAAATTCCTTTCGTCCTTACGTGCAACAGCTTCCTGTAGAAGCCATGGTTAGCGTAGGAACGCAAAAGCAACACCAATATGATGAAGGATACCAACGCATTCAATCTCAAATCGACAAGGTTGCAGGACTAAGTATCCTACGACCTAATGATAGAGAATATCTTCAATCCAAAATGAATGAATTAGGAAACAATCTCAGGATGGTCTCTATGGGGGATTTCTCCAATTATCAATTGGTAAATCAAGTGGGGGGGATGGTGAATCAGGTGGGGAGGGATCCATTTATACAAACTGCAGTGATATCCACTGCTAAAATTCAAAAGGAACTCAGCACAATAGAAACTCTCAGAAAGGAAGGAAAATCTGATAAGAACAATGAAGCCTATTTCCATGAGAAATTTCTAAATCCTTATATGAATGCAGGCTTGAAAGATGCAGATGGAAAACCTGTTTCCTTCAATGGAAGTTTCTCTCCATATGTGGATGTTACAGATGAGGTGAGAAAACTTGCAAAGGAAGCTGGCGTGGATGAAAGCATTATACAGCAGATGTATTCTACTGATACAAATGGTAAAATACAGTTTGATCCAGATGGTAGTGCTATTCCTGCAAGAACAATGACAGAGGTTACCAGTTCTTCCAATGCAAAAGCCATTGAGGGGATTCTTCATGCAGTTCTTAACAGGGGAGATGTTCAGAATCAGATAGGAATAGATGCATGGGCTAATACAAGAGGTGTGGATCCTACTAAAATGCTTTCAGGCTATGAGCAAAAGTTTAATGATAGTTTTCTACTTATTGATCAGGAGAAGGTTAGGTTAAATACTTTATTGAGTGGAAAGGTATCAGATGAGCAAAGAAAAGAAATAGAAGAAGGGATTAAAAAACTTGATACTAAGAAAAATAAATACAAAACTCAATTAGCAGAACTTACATCGCTTGCAACAAGTGACCCACAAAGATTTAAGGAAACAATGTATAAGAATAACTATGAGAATAGTTTACGAGATATTTTTATTAAAACAAAGAGAGAAGAGAAGAATTTATCCAGTCCTCTTAGACAACAGCTTAATTGGGAAGAGAAATACAAACTTGATTATTCTAGTGAAATGTTCGATAGAGGGATGAAGAATAAAGAATTTGATCTTAATTATCCTATAGGAAAAGATGGAAAAAGACATCCTATTAAAAAAGGAAAGGGCATAGGAACTGATGATTCAGATGAAGGAGGAAATGGAACTACAGCATCTGTTATAGGAACTCCAGGAATGGATGCTGCACAGATAAATGAAAATGAAATAACTTCTCTATATAATGATAGCTATAATACTGGGTTTGATATAATGTATGAAATGTTTAACAAGTCAGATAAAACTCAGAAAAGAACAAAGGATCAATTTCAGCAATATATTAACATACTGGCAAAGAATCAAAAAGTTACTCCTGAAGAGTTTGTAACTACTTGGTTAGGTGATATAGATAGAGAATCAAGACAAATGGGTGTTGATTTAAGTGGGTATGATCAAAAATTATTAACAAAATTTAAAACTCTTCGTTCTGATTATTTAGATAAGTTGGCTGTTACAGCCGTTGTAGATAAACAGGTAAGAGAGCATAATCCTATTACTCCTAATGATTATTTAGCTGATGTAATTCCTCCACAAGGATTTACAAAACAGGATATGATAGACTATTTATTCTATGATTATGATAGGAATATAAAAAATAAGGTAGATAATAACTGGGGTAATAGACAAAAATTATTAGCAGCTATAACAGTAGCAGCAGTCGGAGATCCTGTAAATTATTCAACATCGCCTTCAATAGGAGGGACAAGTTCAGAAATTCTTAGATCTCAGCAATTAACTAAAAACCCACAAATAGAATCTCTCTATAAAGTTAATGAGAAAGTTTCTTCTATTCTTGAAAAAGCAAAAATAGAAAAAGAAGCAATATTAAGAAAGATTACAATGACTGATGAAGCTCGGTCTTTACCTTTTGGTGAATCAGATCCTGAAATCAAAGCCAGTAAAGCTAGAATGTATGCACTTGTAGCAGGTCATACTAAATTACCTAATAGAGAAGAAATATTAAAAGCTCTTGAAGCTACAGATAGTAAAGGGGCTTTCATTATTACAAAGCCATTTACAGAAGGACAGCCTTTTACAGGAGAAGCTATTATAACACATGAAGGAAAAGAATATAAGGTGAAGATAGAAACTCAGGAAGATCTTCAGGTAGTAACAGGTAGAGATGATTTTGAAGAGTTTAAAGCAAACCCTTTTGTAGCAAGGGCAATTACTAGTGAGACTCATTCTACCAATCTTGGCTCACATACAGATAAACCAAATGCTTGGAATACTGCATACATTTCATCAAATGCAACTCCTCTATTAAAAAATTCAGATAAGTATGTTCCTCTTGGAGCGGACTTTAACTTAATGCCTGATGGAACAACGTGGACTGTAACTCTCTATTTAAAAAATAAGAAAACAGGAGAAATAATGAATCCTATTGAGCTTAATCGTGAATATGCTGTAGGAGGAGAGAGTGTGATAATTGGTGATTTAAATATATTGAATGAACCTCAGATTGATAACATAATCAAGAACAGACAAAAATAATAGCAATGCAAGACGAACCTATTGTAAATCTTTCAGGAACTCCTAATTATCCAAATTACTCTGTGGATGGTTCTCCTGCTTCAGCTCCCTTAAGTGATGCTCTATATACTCCTTTAGATGATAAAGATGCTCCTGTAAGAGGAGTGCGTGATTCAAAAGGAATGAGTGCTTCAGATATCACTATGTCTCAAGCTGCTCCTTATAAAACAGGTAGATTTCCTAATGTTATGTATGGATATAACAATGAAGAAATCTATGCACAAGGCCAAAGTTTTGGTAGTAAAATGGTAAGCGGTATAGGAAAAGGATTAGTTCTTACAGGTACTACATTTCTTCAATCTACTGCTGGATTATTAAATGGTCTTGCTGAATGGCGTAAACAAGGAAAACTTGCAGGATTTTATAATAATGAATTTAATAGAAGTCTTGATGAGTTTAATAAACAAATGGAAGACATACTTCCCAATTATTATACACAAGCCGAAAAAGCTGCTCATTGGTATGCGCCAAGTAAATTATTTAGTGCTAATTTTCTCTGGGATGGTATTGTAAAGAATTTAGGGTTTGCTGCAGGTGCAGCATTAGCAGGAGGTGTATATGGAACGGGTATTAAAGGAGTTACATCTATATTGACTCAAATTCCAAAACTTGCTAAATTAGTATCTATTGGTAAAGCAGCAGAAGCATTGGCTGCAACTGAAACAACATTATTAGATGCAGAGAAAATTGGAGAATCTGCAGGTAAGTTAAAGAGTGCTTATGATAAATTTCTTGGCACATATAATGTTTTAAATACTGGACAGAGAGTAACAGTTGCTGGTTTAGCAACAACAGGGGAGGCAACCTTTGAAGCATTAAATAATCTGAATCAGTATAGGGATGAACAGATTGCTGAATATAGAGAAAGAAATGGAGGGAGGTCTCCTATTGGAGAAGAGTTAAAGAAAATAAATGATGCTTCTGAAGGAGTTGGCAACGCTTCTTTGGCTTGGAACATTGCATTATTAAGTGCAACAAATTATATTCAGTTTCCTAAAATACTCGGGTCATCTTATAAAGCAGAGAAAGGTGTAATCAATAATGTCATTAGAGAAACAAAAGATGTCGTTAGAGAAGGTGAAAAATATGTTGAAAAGAAAGCATGGGGAGGCCCTATTGTAAGAGGAGTAAATAAAGTACGTCCATATCTCTTTTCTACATCAGAAGGATTTGAAGAAGGTGCTCAGTATGCCATCACTGTAGGTACGCAGGATTACTTTGATAAGAAGAGACTTAATAAAGATCCAAATGTATTAGAGAGCATTGTAGAAGGGGTAAAGAAAACACTCACTACTGACGAAGGCATGGAAAATGTTCTTATAGGGGGTCTCTCTGGAGCATTGATGTTAGGAAAAGGAAAGTTTAAAGAATCAAGAGAATTAAGTAGAAATACAGCAGAAGCATTAAAAAGTTTCAATTCAAGTAAATTATCAGACTTTACTAAGGAAACATTAGATGGAGTAAATAGAGGTGTTGTTATTCAGGAAGAAAGAGAGCAAGCACTTAAAGAAGGAAAAATTACAGAGAGTAAAGATCTTGAGAAAGATTATATCATCAACTATCTTATTCCCCGTTTAAAGTTTGGTAGATATGATATGGTTTCTTCTGATATAACAGATTACAAACAACTTGCAAGTACAGAAGAAGGGTGGGCTCAATTAGTTGCAGAAGGAAAAGCTCAAGCTACTGATACCAAAGAAGCATATGTCAAGAGACTTACAAATCTTGAGCAGACTGCCAAGAATATGAAGTCTATGTATCAATCTCTTCATATACGATATGGAGGAATAACAGATGAAAAAGGTAAAGCAAAATATCCATCTGATGTAATAGATAAGATGGTTTATGCTTCCACAAAGATTATTGATTATGATGAGAGGATAACTTCTCTTATTCCTTCATTAGCTCATCCTGAGTTAATGACAGCAGGAGTAGATGCCTCCACAATCATTAAAGATTTATCAAAAGGAAATTATGAAAGCTTCAATTCTGCAGCAGAGTTAATATCTGTTATGGATGATATTAATAAAGATGAGGTTGGAGAAGCGTTAAATAGCATTGGGTTGATGGTTCCTCGCAGGGAGAATTTCCGAAAGGAATATGAGGATATGAAAATCACACCTGAGAAATGGACCGAGAAAGAAGTAAAGATAATTACACCAGAAGAACTTGAAAAACTTGCAGAAACAGAGGATGAGGTTGTTGAACTGGAAACAATAAGAGGGAAAGGAAAATTCAATGTTGGTAAAACCTATTTCTTAGGATCTGGGATAGATTATGATAAGAATGGACTTGAGAAACATATTGAAATTCCAGAATTTAAGATTCTTAAAGACAATGGTGATACAGTGGATGTTCTTACGAACAAAGGTGAAGTGAAAACTATCGGTAAGGATGTCTTCAAGAAATATCATGTTTCTGATCTAAGTACTTTGAAAGATAACGATAGTGCTAATTTTTTCTATCATCACAGGAATGAAAAATTTGAATTTAACTTTGGAAAAGGTAAAGATGGAAAACCAAGAACCCAACAAGGCAGAATAGAATATAAGGATGGAAAACTTTTCTTTGTCTATCCTAAATACAATGATAGAAAAACAGGAAAGGTAGTTCTCACTCGCATGGAAGTATCCAGAGAACAGTTCTTTCCTAAAGGAGAGTTCAATCAACCTATGATAAAGAAGATAGGAACAATTGAAACAAAAGATCAAACTGCTGCTCGTGAAAGACTGACAGATGAAAAGAAGAGGAGAGAAGACAATAAGAAAATTGAAGAGAGTACAAGAAAGAGAAACAATCTTCTTACAGAATTATTTGTTGAACTTTCAGAAAAACAAACCATTATAACAGAACTGATTAATAAAAAGAAAGCAGAACTTAAAAATATAATTGATGGTCTCGAACTCTTAAGAGAAGACATTGAAAGTCCAAATGCTATCAATAAATCAGTAAAGAAAACTGTCAGATTTAAGAAACATGCCAAGAAATACTTAGAGGCAGCAAGTCGTCTTTCAAGAATGAAAGATGATATTGAATATGAAGTTGCTAATCTTGAGCGTCAAAAGGAAGATATAGAAATAGCTATTGCCTATGTAGAGGATGCTTCTCATTATAATTATGAACTCTCTCCTGATATTGAAGGATTCACAAAAGAAATAGAAGATCAACTCACACTCCTTGAACTTACAGCAGAAGAAAATACAAAACAAATAAGCAGACTGCATAAGATTCTTTCCAGTATAGAGAAAGCAATTGATAGTGTTGTTAACACTATTCATTCTCTAGTTGTTGAATTTGAAACAAAATACCCAAAAGCTCCCAATGCAATTATAGGACAACAATGGGTAGATTTTATTCAAGCCAATCCTAACTTTCTAAAACTTAAACCAGAGTATAAAGCAGATTTACAAACACTTGAAGACATTGTTGCTGAGACAGAAGAATTTGAAATTTCTCCTAATGAGAAGAAAGCTCAGGAAGTAAGGGATGAAATAGAAGCATTGCAGAAAGAGGTGAAAGAAATTGAACCTGAATTAATTGGTTTGCGCACTATTCTTGATAAATTCAAACCTTACGCTGAACAAGCTAAACAACAGAAACTTGAAGAGGAGAAATTAGGTAAGGATAATAAAGAAACCTCCTCTGCCGAGAAAACAATGTCTTCAAATAAAGCAGGTGTACGTAATGCCAATTTGAATAAACACGATGAGGAGTATGAGCCTGATGCTAAGAAAAATGACAAACATGTAGTGTCAAGTACAGTGGCTCCTGATGATGGAAAAGCTCATCAGAAGAGAGTCAATCTATTTGGAGCAAAACTTGCTAAATTTAAAAATAAGGCAAATATTCGTGGTGTATACATTACATCAAAGAATGAACATCTTCTTATTCCCGGTCTTACTAATTTTCTATTTCCAAAAACTTCTGATGAAACAGAAGCAGAAGCAATAGAAAAGCAAAAAGATATCATTGCTTTAGTAATGGCAGAGGTTGATGAGAAGACAGGGAAACTATCTCTTGTTGACGTTAATGGAAAAGTTCTCAAGGAAGGACAAGATCCTTTAGAAAATGGAATTTTTCAGGTATTTCCAACAGAGAAGTTGAGATGGAGTGGGGAATATGGAAATGAATCCATGTTTAGAAAGACTACTCCTGAAGAAGTACAAACCTCTCTTAGAAAAGAATACGCTGCTTGGAGAGATGGTATATTTAAGAAAGCAGAGGCAACAACAAGTAAAGAAGATCTTTTAAACATTACGTATACTATAAATGCCTCATTTGGTATACCCAGTTATGTAATGAAGGACGATAATACTATTGATTATAGTACTCGCACCTCTGTAGAAGATGCCCATCTTATTACAGAAAATGAAATGCATAATCAGGTTATTCTTGAAATTCCAACAACCAATGATGTTATTGAAAATGGAAGTGTGAAGTTTACAAATGTCCTTGGCAGAGTGTTTGCTAAATTAAGTAATGGATATGCAAAGTTGCATAACAGGCAACTCAATAAGAAAGAAGCATATGCTGTATATAAAGTGATTCATCGTCTCTCTGAATTAATGATGGAGACCGATGGGATGACTTCAGAGGAAGCGAAAAGACTACTCACGTATCTGAGGTCAGTTGTATTCTGGAGAGCTCCTGAGAAGGGAGAGAAGGAGTTTCTTGGAAGAAATAATATCTACTTCAAGCGTGATGTAAAGACAAAACAACTCACTCTCTATATTTCTGACGATGGTACAAACTACGCTTTCAAACCTTCTGCATTAGAAGAAAACAGGAAAGCAGTTATTGAGAGTCTTCAAAGTCTCTTCATGAACATTAATAATCATATGATTAAAGATGTAAATGAAAGCTATGAAGAAATTACCGATATTAATGACAAAGGAGAGATCGTTGCTACCACATGGGAAAACTATCAAACCTATCTTCTTTCAAAGAAGAATAGAATAGCTGATGAAGTTCCTTTAACAACATGGATGAAACCTATTATATCAGATGATGAAACAAACCGTCATGGTATCTATTTCTATGTGGAGGATGATGGAGAATCTCCTATAATTCCAGAGTATAAAAAACAGACTAAGAAACCCGGATCTTTTAAAGCAAAGAGTGCTACAGAAACCTCTACTGAGAAAGTAGAAGGTGGGAGAACAGAAGAAGAATCTAAGAAGATTGCTATTAAATCTGTAAAATGGGCAATCCTTCAGGATATTCTTGAGAGGAAAAACAAACCTTCCACTAAGAAATCAGAAGAAGAAGGATTTTCTTTAGAAGAACTTGAAGATTCAAAAGAATACACTCTTAACCTTGATAGAAAGAAAGGTGTAGGAACAGTAAACATATTTACAACCAAGGAAGGAAGAAATGTGAGGTTTGTTGCTCAAAGTGATGTTAGTGAAAAGAATTACGAATCAGCCATAGGGATAGCTCCTGATGGTAAGGTGGGACAATTTGAAGAAATTGTACAAATATACATTGAAGCTGGAAAAACAAAAGATGAGAAAAAAACTAAGAAAGAGATAAAAGAAAAACCTGTTAAAGAGATAGAAGAAAAAGAGGAATCGTTCTCTTTAGAAGAGCTTGAGAATACAGAAGATGTAGAGAAGCAAATCGGAAAACCTCTCTCTCAGGAAGCAAAAGATGCACTTACAGAGATAGAAGAAGGAGAAAAGAATGATGTCGATGATGAAGATTTACGTCAAGCTAGAGAAAGTTCAGAACCAATTACTGTAGAGAATTGGAATATAGTAGAGAGTTGGTTGAAGAAAAACTTTCCTCATATTCCTCTATACAGGGTGAAGAATATTATGATGTCTACCAATGGCAAGCAAGCGTGGGGGATGTTTAAAAACGGAGCTCTCTATCTTTATCAGAATGCTGAAGTGGGGACAATCTATCATGAGGTGTTTCATGCTATATGGCAAATGAGTACCACTCCTGAAGAAAGAGTAAAGATATACAATGAATTTAAACAGAGAAGTGGAACCTTCTATGATTTAAAGTCAGAGAAGACATTTAAGTATTCTGATCCTGCTGTTACAATGAAAATGGCTAATGAAAAGATGGCTGAGGAGTTCAGAGACTATGTTCAGGATAAGAAGATTCCCCCTAAACCTGCAGACGGAAGACCATTTATTGTTAAATTGTTTTCTGATCTGGTAAATATTATTAAATCCTTTTTTGTAGATCGTAAGACTCAATCTGCTATTGAAGAACTATTCAGTACTATAAATACAGGAGGATATAAATCATCTATTCCTTTTGCATCCTCTCTTAATTTTGTTAATAAAGGTGTGATTGATATTGAAGATGAGATAGCTTCAGAAGGTGCTGACTACAGTTTAGTGAGAGTGTCTGATAGACAAAGAGCTGATGTTATTGAACACATGACCTATCTGCTTATTAAGAGGGTTATTAATAAAGATGAGAATCTTTTTAATATTCCAAATATAAAGAAGAGTGAGATATATCCAGAATTAAAAGATCAGATATTCAAACAATTAAAAAGCAAGAGAGTCGCTAACAAAATTCTTTATGATGAAGGTAGTATTACAAAAGAACAATACAAACAAAGAAATGCAGAAGTTATTCGACTGATAGTAAATATTGATAGTGAATGGGACAGTATTATTAATAGACATGAAGAGTATCTAAAGGGATATAATATTGAATTTGATGAAAATGATCATATCCAACTTCATAATAATGAGAATACAGGAAAGGATGATTATCAGGATGCTCGAAAGATGGATAGTTTTAGAAAAGCCAATGCTGCTATAAAACTTCTTCTTGCCACTATTCCTAAAACAACCATAGATGAGAATGGAAAGGTACAGGCAATTAGAACATCAATTGGTGGTGTATCACTTATTCCCTCATCACAGACAGTTATTAACCTGTGGAATAAACTTTCTCATTCTATTAACATTGATGACATGATGGATAAACTTCGTCAGATGGCGAAGGATGATTCTAATTATAGAGTACTCTACAAACGATTAATGAAAACAGAATTTGATTCTCCCGGGAATCATAGTTTTGAAAAGATCAATACTACACATGCTTCTCAATTGCTTAATGCTTTCTGGAATACATTTAAGAAACAAAATCCAAGTGTACAAAACATCTTTGTTCTTGACAATGGTGAAGTGGTAGTAGGTGAAGCAAGTTTATCCACAGCAGCCATGCAATTCAGGGATGATTATGAAAAGAACATTGTATTAAAAGCTAAAGAAGGAAAAGGTTTCTTTAAATGGGACAAGAAATCTAAAAAGTTTATTGGTGATCCTGTTTCTATGAGAGGAGTTCTTCTCGATAGTCCACAAGCAATTCTAAGTTTTCTTGGAAAATTAGGTATGGCGTTTACAGGAAAAGAGCTTAATTATTTAAGAATTAATCATCCAAACATATATTCTACCTTTAAAGAAGCAGTGGGAGGAATAAGAAGCAGTATTATAAATTCTGAAGAAATTGTAACTTTTGGAGGAAAGGCATTAGATATAAAAGGAAGACTTCTTGAATTGGGACTTGCTAAATCAATAGCAAGCAATCCTACCTTTGATAGTGCCTTCTTCAACATTGTTGGAGAAAGAATGCAGTCTTATATTGGCCCTAATGCTGCAAGTAATCTATACGATGTTCTCTCCAGTATAAAAAATACAAGTGAACTAAGAGGAACACAATATGAATATCTTCTCACTGACTCTTTTGCTCAAGGGTCTAATCTAATGAAACGACTATTTGACGAAGAAGGAGATAGACGTTCATTGGAAAAAGAATTACTCAAGACAGGATATGCAGGAGGGATTATGTATAGCAAGAGTGGAAAGAGTAAAGAAGCCTCCAGACTTACCTATATGGAAAGACTTATTCAAGAACTTAATCTGAATCTAAAAGGATGGTTCCTTAATCTTATCCCCGGAGATGCCTCAATAGAGTGGATGGTTCAAATGGGTAATCCTATTTCCACAACTTCTTTAAGAAAAGGATTTAACGATGTTCATAAAATCTTTGGTGAATATTTTATTAGTGAACTTAATTTAGCGAGAGAAGATAGAAAAGGTGTTACTAAAAAGAGAAAAGAACTTTCCAAAGAGATGAGATTCTTCAAAGAAATTCTTGAGGCTCATTCAAAGAAACTCTACACCACTATACTATCTCAAGAGGGAACAAGTAGAGAAGTATATGAGGAGAATAAAGAAGAGATAAATAAGGCTATTGAGAAATACATAAAACAAGCAACAGATAAAACTGAAAGAATATTAACTTATTTGAATATTCTTGAGGAAGATGAAAAAGGATTTACTCTAAAGAATATAGATCTTCCTGTTCACATGAAGAGAGACAGTCTCACTAATGAACTCACTGTTCTCACTATCAATTATATGATAGCCAATATAGAAATGCATAAAGTCTTATATTCAGATCCCTATCAATATAATGATGAGTTGAAACGCATCAAGAGTTTTATCTCTCCTCGTCAATCTATTATCTCTGGATCATTATCTATGAACACAGTTCTTAATAATGTTTGGAATAAGGGATTTAATAAAAAGGATATAGGACATACAGACTTTATTCGTGATTATTTTAAAACAGCAACTCTTACTGATGTTATTGCAATTAGTAACCTCCCGGGATATGATCCTTATGAAGAAACAGATGGTTCAGGTATAATTACTTTTAAGGCGTATAGGAATTTCAGAATTCGTGCAAGCAATTGGAATGATAGGGAAGAAAGCCAGTTCAGGTATGATATTGCTTGGGAGAAGCAGCATAAAAACATAGCTCTTACTCAGGAAGAACAGTCCATTCTTGATAAAGGGAATCCTAAAGTCCAAAGTGCATACACACCGCTTAAACCTATTGTTTCAGGAAATAAAGCTAACGATAAGGACTATAATGATATAGTACTTGACAAATATGCTCTCTATCCTCTCTCCTATCGTGTAATATCTGATATTAATATCAATGGAGGAAAAGAAACATCCAACAGTCTTTCCCTTTATGACAAAATGCAAAAGGAAGATTTAGATTATGTTATATTCAATTCAGCAAGAAAGGTAGGAGCAGAAGAGACAAATAATGTTTATGATGCAAAAGGAAATTTTGTTACCTCTCCATATAAAGGAATCATCAATATACCTTTCTCCATAATGAGTCTTCAGACAGAAGTGCCTGCTAAAGAAGGAGATAATGTAACAAGAGGATCGCAGGTAACCAAACTTATCACTATGGATTTTATGGAAGCTGGTGTACCTATAGACTTTCTTCCCAATGATAAATTTGAGAATAGATATGCTAAATGGACATTATTATCAGATGATGATAAGAAAGCAGAGTCTTCTTTATTTAAAGAGATAAAGAATAATCAAACCCTTCTCGAAGCTCTAATGGAAGATGGGTATCAAACTCTTCTTAATAAACTTGGCATCAAGGAAACTATTAATAAGAATGGAAATAAAGAATACAACTTCTCTGATTTCTCAATGACTCTTAACACACTTAAAGATGAGATATTAAAACGTGAGGTGAATGATAATCTGATTGATGCTATCAACTCTTTTGGAAAGGAAACCTCTCTTCTTGAATCTACACCAGCATATCAACAGGTGAGAAATATTCTTTATTCAATTGTTGACAGAGTTATTGTTTCTCCAAAGATGCCCGGGGGATTAAAAGTACAAATACCTTCTACGTTTTTTGAACAGCAGAAACTTGGTATTACAAAGATTGTAGGAAAGAAAGGATACCAATCAGATACTCTCGAATTCTATTCAAGAACAGAGGATGGAAAGAAAGTGAACGTATGTCAGATAATGGTAAAAAGATGGTTTAAGAGTGATATGAGTGATAAGGCACTTCTTGATTATCTGAATACTACAGATGAAGGAAAACGAATTCTCAGAGGAATAGCTTTTCGTATTCCAACACAGAAGCAGAATTCTATTGATGTATTTGAGATAAGGCAGTTTCTTCCAACAGAGTTTGGGGACAGTGTTGTTGTTCCTTCAGAAATTGTAAGAAGATCGGGAGCTGACTTTGATATTGATAAACTCTCCATCTATTTAAAGAATATTTATAAGAATGCTAAGGGAGAATTAAAAGCAGTTCCTTTCTTTGGATATGGAGAAGAAGCTAAAAATAAGATCAAAGAAGTATATGAATCTGGAGAATTTCTTACAGATAATCAAAGGAAAGAACTTAATAGATTTCTTGCTGAGGAAAACGATGAGGTAAGAAGTAAATTTTTTTCTAATACATTTGATGAGGAAGGAAATATAATTGATACTCCAGAGAATAAACTCATACGTGACATCTTCTCTTCTGCCTTTACTGAAGAAGCGTTAACAAAAGAGTTTGTTGATGAAATTAGAAAAGATGGAATTGAGAATAAGATTATAAATTCTATATACAAAAAGAGTCTTGAGAATGCCTATATAGAATCATCTGATGCTTTAATTTCTCATCCTTTGAACTATGACCAACTAATTAAACCAAATTCTGCTAAACAGTTAAAAGAATTAGGAGAGAAAATTGCCAAAGCGATTCATGGAGAGACCTTTAATTATGAAGCAATTGACAATATGCTTGATAGAACTTTTATGTCGAGACTTAGACATGCTTTTGTTTCTGGTAAACATGCTATTGCTATTGCTGCTGTAAGTCAGACAAATCATTCCCTTAATCAAAGGCAACCTATGGTGATAGATCCTTCTTTACTTGGAAGAACATCGGCAGAGGATCAGGAATGGCTTGGTGATGGCAGGGTAAAATTTTCAAAGTTTAATAGAATTAAAGTGGGAAATCAGATGCTTCCTACTCTTTCCAAAATAGTAAATGCTGCAGAACAGCACATATCTGATATCATTGCCCAGTTTATTGATGGATATGTTGATATTTCCAAAGGACCTTGGATTATGGAATTAGGCGCAGCACCCAATGTTGCCCCTACATTCTTATTCTTGGTAAAAATTGGTGTTCCTATTGAAGATATAGCCTATTTTATGAACCAACCTCTCATTCGCCATTATCTCAAAGAGATTGAGAGCCATGGATATGTATGGCTATTTAATAGTACTATAGTTGATAAGGTGAAAGCTGATTATGCTACAGAAGAACAAATAGCTATTGCAGCATCAGAGATAAGGAATTTTACAATACCCTCTAAAGGTACTCTTGAAAAACTTGTAGGTAAAGAATATAAATCACTTACCAAGCAAGAAATTCAGGATCAATTGAAGATGTTAGATGAGTTTCTGAAGTATGCTAAGATGGCAACTCATCTTTTCAATATCACACAGGCAACCAATTATGACACTGCTACATTTAACGATCCTCTTCTTATATGGAAGAAAGAACAGCAAATGAAGAAAGCCAATGAGACATTGATTAGTGATACGCAGAGTTTATTAGATCATTCATTCATTGGTAGTATCCCAAAAGTATTAGGTTCAGCAAGGAATGCTGTTGCTAAGATTCTTATATCAGATCAAACAAAGGTGAGAAGAATATTACAGCAAGTACTTCTTCCCTATATAGATATGAGTGATAATGACTTTTTGAAGATTGCTAAGAAAGCAACTGCTGATATCTTTGATTATGCTGTACAAACAAATGGAGGATTTAATCAATATATCAAGGAATTATTTAATGAAGGTATTGTTGATGATATTGCTAATTTTGTTGATGAGGCTAAAAGAGATAAAAATCATCCTCTTCACGATAATTATATTATTAATACGCTCCAGATTAGTCCTTCTCCAAAAGGCACAGAGAACGCTGTCAATAATATAAAGATCAGAGGAATTGACAATAAGGTATATGATCAGAATAACATCATCTACGCCTTTCGGGAAATACGTGATACACTTGGAGAAGACAGTGAAATATATAGAGGACTCATCAATGTTGCTATTTTGCAGAGTGGTCTTTCCCCTTCTACGATCTCTTACACCACAGTAATTCCTTTTGAAGATTTTGCAGAGGTGTACAATAAAACGTTAAGTAGACTTGAGGTGGTTAATCTTCAACCCTTTGTAGACCTTGGTGTATTCTATAGGAATAATTGGAATAATGATGATATTGTGTCTCGTCTTTCTGCTTTTTGGATTAAGACAGCAAGAGACACAAAAATGTACAATATATCTATGGCATTCTTTAATAACTCCGCAGTAAAAGATGCTATAGCAAAAGAAGTTATTCCTCCTCTCACAACAATTCCTTTAGCAAACAAAGAATCAAGTGAGAAATATATTTTCTATACATGGAACTTAATGGATGAACTTCTTACAGAAAAAGATTGGAATGATATTAATAGTGGAAAAGTCTATAAACTAACAAGGATATTTGCTATTCAAGAGGAGATGAGAAAAAAAAGTGACTTCTCCTATATGAAAAAAGCTCTCTTTCAACAAGTGGTAAATGAAGAGAACAAACCCTTGATGACAGAATACAAGAAGAAGTTCTATGTAGTGTATAAAGCAATTAGTGCTTGGGGAGATGGAAGCAGAGCAAATGAGTTTTATAATACAGAAAATCAATCTATTATAGATAACGGATTAGAAAATCCAAAGAATGTAGATGACGCTGACATAATTTCACTATTTTTACAACCTAATGTAAAGAAAGCAAGGAAAAGAGGAGGAGGATATTTATCCACAGCTGCTATTGATGAAGAGTACTCTAAAAAATCTCCTATTGCTAAGATGGTAAACGAGAGAGATACAAATAAAAAGAAAGATAATACAAATGCACCTAATGGAAAACCAGATATAGGTAGAACATCAAAAAAATGCTAGACAATGCCTTGTAAAATCGAAATAAAAAGTAGGATTACAAACATCGTAGAAGTTCGTACTCTTCCCGGATTATCAATGTCAAGTAGTAATGCTAATAAGCTTGCTAAAGAGATTAATGTAGAATTTGGAGAAAATGTAGTGTCCTTTTATCTACAGGGAGATTATATTACCAGAGATATTGAAATTCCTAAATCTCTTATTGATGAGTATTTTGATAGTGAAAAAATTAAGGAAGAGAATGAAGCAAGAGATGTTCAGAGGGAGGATGCTGAAAGAGCAGGAATAGAATATACAGATAAGTACTTATTCTTTCAACAACCTTTATCAGAACTTTCAAAATTTAAAACGATATTCAAGCAGGAAGTAGTTGAATGGGTAAAAGGTAAACTTAGCAAAGATCACATCTTTGACTTAGGACGACCTTCTGGAATTCTTCAGAAGATGGGATTTCCTGATTTACCTATCATATTAAGTAAAGACTTTTTTGAGAATTTTATTTCTTCAAAACATCCAGAAATACAAAAATTGGATTTATATGATTTAATGGAGGCTATTCATAATCCTGTATTTGTATCAAATGATAATATACATTCAGGAAATGTAGCTGTATGGACGTATTTAACTCCAAGAGATGGAAAGGGTAAAATACTTGTTGCTATTTCCTTAAAAGATAGACTAGGAAGACAAGAAGTGAATTCCATTCGTAGTATATATTCTTTAAAAGGAATAGGATATTTACATCAATATATAGATACTCTATTAAATAAAAATAATCTGAAGTATGCACAAAAAAGTAAAGCTCTCGAATATCTTAAAGATATTGAAAGCTTTATAGAGTCTCAGCGTGTGGCATCTACCTCCAAAAAGAGTGGGGTAACCCCGTCCATTTTCGCACTTGAGAACCTAAAAGCAAAGATACAGAAACTTAGTGAAAAAGTCAAATCATTTTCCAATCCTGTTTCAGATGAAGAGATACGTTTTCAATCAGAATCTCTTAATGCATCTAAATCATCAGAAGATACTCTTATAAAAGTAAAAGAGGTGATTAAGAAGATGGGTGTGAATTTACAATCCCTCTCTGATTACCTTAAAGAAAATCCAAATGTAGAAGCCAAGGGAGTAAATGCCCTTGCTGATATCGTAAAAGGAATTATTGCTGTTGCAGAAGGCAAGGAAGATGTTGCTCTTACAGAGGAAATGGTACATGTTGCCACAGCAATTCTTGAGCAGAAGAATCCTATTCTTATTGCAGAAATGATAAGTAAAATTGAAAGATTTGGAATTTATAAACAAACATTAAATGCTTATAAGGACGATGTTAATTATCAGACAAAAGATGGAAAACCAGATATTCGCAAGATAAAGAAAGAAGCTGTTGACAAACTTATTACAGAGCTAATCATCAAGGGAAATGAAGGCTCCACAGAATTCCCTGATCTGATGGATGAAACTAACAAGTCTGTTATTCAAGTGTGGTGGCAGAAGATTCTTGATTGGTTCAGGGGGCAATATAAGGCTTCCAATATTTCTATTTTTGACGAAGCTGCTAAAATAGTAATGAATGAAGAATTAGGAATAGTAGAAAATGTAAAACAAAACCAAATATATCTATCAAATGAGTTTTCCAAAGTTCAACCAGAAAAAACTTACACAAGAGGAGAAGGAATTAACATTCCAGCAAAGTTTAGAGTATTATGGAGCGAAACAACTAATAAAGATTCCTTTATATCTAATAGACAGATATACAACAGCGTGGGATACTACTCTGATAGTTCCATACTCGGAGAAGTTAATTGGAGTTCTCTCAGAAAAATGTATGAAATGCGACATTCCCTTTCTGATATGGAAAGGGCACAATTATTCAGAGATATGTTCATTAGTCTTACCCGATCTACATATGGAAACATATTCAATAGAGGACTTGCCACCCATCTTGGATTGGATAGATTTACCATTGTTTCCCTTCCAACAAAATCACCTTTAATGGCAGGAAAGGATACTATTTATATTAATATAAATGAAAATAGTTCCTTTATAAATCATTTATTTGACAATGCTAAAGATGGGAATGAACAAGATTTATTAGATACTATGATATCTGAGGAACTTATTCATATGACATCTATAAGACTTTCTACTCAAGAAGAAGAAGAAAAAGCATATAGAGAACTTTCTGATGAAGATAAATTGAAAATTTTGCAAACTTATTACCACGATATTAATGAGGTTGATACATCTAAAATGAATCCTCATGATTATGTTCATGAATATGTAAGAATGCAAATTCAAAAGAAAGTATTAGGGTGGACAACTGAAGAAAAAAGAACTACTCTTGCAAAAATTATAGACAAAGTATGGGATTACTTAAAAGTTCTTCTTCCTAAATACACATCATTGAAGTCTATTTATGACAAGACATTAAATTTCATTGAGGAAGGAAAGGGAGAATTAAATGAAAATTCTTCTAATGAAATTCTTGGTCTTGCTCCTCTTTCTAACAAACAAAAGAAAATACAACAGGCTATTCTTGAAACACAACAGAGAATAAGAAATGTAGAGGCAAAAGAAGAAGTAGATGCTATACTACGTGATACAGAAGAAGCTAACAATTGGTATGAACTTTTGCTTCCTGATGGTACATGGGAAAGAATCAAGAAAAGGGTTACAGACAGGGTGAAGGAATTCTATGCAAAGACATTTCCTCATAAAGAGTTTACAAAAGAAGAGAAAGAACTCAATGAGATAAAACGAGATGCTGGTGTTAAATATCATAATTTCTTTAAACTTATCCATGGAATGTATTTTAATTCTGATGGCACCAAGTTAGATAAAGTGGGAGAAAGACCTGTTATTGATAATGATATTGATGAACAGGTGTTTATGAAACTGGAAAGATATTTTGTCAATTTAATGAAGAGTAGATTTACAAATGATAAAAGTCCTCTTGTCTTCTCTGAAGTGAAGATATATGATCCTATAAAAAAAGAAGCTGGTACCCTTGACTTATTAATCATTGATGAAAGTGGAAAAGCTCATGTACTTGATTGGAAGTTTATGAATCTTGCTGCCGGAGCCACAGACATTGCTTGGTTTAAAAAAGGAGCTTTTAACATTCAGCTTGGTAGATATAAAGAAATATTGAAAGATGTATATGGAGTAAAAGAAATGGGAATGATACGAGCTATTCCTATTCTTATGAAGATGGAGAGAATAGATGCTAAGAAAAAAGATAGCCTTCTCCATATCTCTGGAATAAACATAGGAAGTGTTAATCCTGATAATATTGAAACACTAACACTTCTTCCTATAGCTGAGAGATCAGAAAGTATAGAAAGTATACTTGAGGATAAAGCATATAAACCTCTTGATAAACTTATTGAAAAACTTAATAATGTAGCTGAACAAATAGGATCTAATAAAGTAACAGGAGAGGAAGCAAAACAATATAAAACCAGACGACTTAATATTCTCAATCAAGCAATCAGGAGTATGCAAATACAACAAGAGCTTGCTCCCTTGATAGATGTAATTAAGGAAATTGCTAAAGAGGGGCAGATTATCATTGATGATTATACTCTTAACTTTAAAGATAGATCTGCTAATTCTCCAGAACTTACTGAAGAAGTTAAAAGTAAAATGGCTTCAGATATGCGAGAATATATAGCAATTGCCAAAGTATTCTCTAATATCACCGTATCTGTTGGTCATCTTATTTATAATGAGAAGATGATTAAAAGTGCTAAAACAGATGAAGAAAAAGAAGAGGTAGCTGAAAGAAAACAACATCTTTCTGATATAAGAACAGAACAGGATAATATCAATAGATCCCTCAATGAAATAGAAGAATTATCTGGGGAGTTTGCTAATAAATATATTGGTTGGGCAAATAGGGTGATTGATCTTCTCCTTCCTGAAAAGGTTGTAAAAGGATTGGCAGCTACATTCAAAGGTGTGTCTGATCTACCCACTGCAGCTTTACGAATTCTCTACACACTTACCACTAATGCCAAAATGACAGCATCAAGAACAGCATTTGAAGAGGTGGAGAAACTTATAGTAATTAGAGAGAAACTAAAAGCAAAAGGAAATCTAAGAGATATCATAAAACAAATTTATCAAAGAGATGACAAGAATAAACTTATCAACAAGCTTGTATATAGATATTCAAAAGAGTTCTTCACACAGGTAGATGATAATGCTGTAGAGGGAAGAAGAAACAAGAAATGGATAAAAGAGAATATAGATTATGAAGCTTATAAAAAAGAGGTAAAAGAAACTCTTAAGAGAAGAATAGAATGGATAATAAAAAAGCATAGTACGGTTGATGAGAAGATAACTGAACAATCCATTGAAGATAAACTGGATAGCGATAAAAGTCTTACCGAGAATGAAAAACTCATACACAAGCTCATTACTGATGAGAGAAGAATGTTTGATATTGACAGAAAAGATTTCTATGGATGGAACAATTACATCATCAAAAGACACCCTCTTGAGAAATGGCTCTCTGAAGAATATAAGAATATTGCAAAAGATGCTGACCTACTTGAACTTTATGAATTTATTGTAAAGACTAACGATCATGCGAAGGATGTTGGTTATATTGATAATAAGAACAAGTCATCCTTTTTCCTCCCATTTGTCAGAAAAACAATGGCAGAAAGTTTTGCTTGGGATTTTGATATTTCTGCTATAAAGAATTGGGGAGAATCTTTCTCAATCAATCCTTCTACTACAGGATATGGAAGTGTGAATGAGCTTAGTGAACAAATTGAGCATAGTATCCCAAGATACTTTACATATGATTTTACCTTAGAGGATGGAAAAAGAGATACTTCTGATTTGAGTGAAGATCTTTTTAAAAATATGATTGCCTATATCACACATCTTCAAAAGTATACCTATCTCACAAAAGTAGAAGATCAAATTAAACTTATCAAAGATATAGAAGCTGGAAAGAAACATCTTGTTACAACAGCTGCTAATACCCTTGCAATAGAGAATGGAGAACCTGTAACAGAAAAAGGAAATGATGAGAATGCTGAATTGTTTGATAAATTCATGCGAGGAATATTCTATGAAGAGAAATATCCTGTTTCAGATACAGATGTAGCAATAAACGCAAACCTCATCAATCAGATGAAGGGTCTCATTAATAAAATGGCAGGAAAAGAAGTTTATAAGATAAATGAAAATCCAAGCGCTATTTCCATGGTGAAGACCATAGATGCTGCAAACAGAGCATTCCAATTAAAAACTCTTGGATTTGAAGCTATCTCTGGGTTGGTTAATGCCTTCGGTGGCAGAATACAGGTGGCAACACAAGCTGGTAATTATTTCAAGTCTTCTGAAATAGATAGGAATGCAATGAAGCTTGTACAGAATAAGTTTGCAAATGATGATGAAAGAGAAATCTTTATTCAACTTATAGATAGATTCATGCCTATGAAGGATGATCCTTCATATGAAGAAATGAAGAAGGCTGGCCTATCTCCATTTACAAGAGGAAGCTTTATTGATACTCTAATGGTATTTATGAGATTTCCTGAGCAATGTCTTGAGAAATCTGTGTTTCTTTCCTTGTTAGATAACATGATGATAGTTGATGGAAAAATTGTGAGCATTCCTGAGCATGTGAGAAATCAATATAAAGGAAAAGATGATCAAGGTAGAGCCTATGTACAAGCACAGGATACTATAAAGAAGGAAATAGAAGATCTTAAAAAAACATCATCTATATCAGCTACTGTCTCTCTTGTAGATGGAAAATTAAATATTCCCGGATTGGATATGAGTGATCATAATGAACTTAACAGACTTACTCGTTTAACACGAAGAATATCAAGAAAAGCAACAGGAGGTGTATCAGATAGTGATAGAAATCAGGCATCCATGAGCATATGGCTTAATTCAATGATGGTGTTTAAGAGTTGGATTCCTAAACTGCTTGCCACAAGATTTGATCACTTTCAACAAGTGAGTGATGACTTCTCAGTAATCGTAGGAGAAGATGGAACTACAGAAGGAGAAAAATATGATATAGGTAGAGTGAGACTTTGGTGGGGATTTATGGGATTTAATCTTATAAAGAGTATTCAGGACATCACCAACGTCCTCTATGCTAAAGAACATGGTATGGAGAAACTGGATGAACTTTTTATAAAGTATACAAAGCAATATAAAGAAAGAACAGGAAAGGATTTAACCATGAGTAGAGAAGATTTCATAGATATGGTGAGAACCAATTTAAGAAATCAAATGAAAGAGATTGCCATTCTCATGTCATTAGTTGGAGCAGGCTTAGTTATGGGATTCATGAAGCCTCCTGATGATGCAGATAAGGCTACCAAAAATTTCTTCAGATATGCACAGAAGACAATTGATAAGTTTGTACAGGAGCTCTCATTTTTCTATAATCCTCTTGAATTTCAGAGACTGCTTAGTGGAGGAATGTTTCCTGCAATTGGTATTTTCAATGATATAGAAAAATTTGTCACTCATTTCTTTATGGAAACAACAGGGTTAGATTTATCTAATCGTGATTTAACACAAGAAGAGGTTTATAAGAAAGCACAACCTATAAAATATTTAGGTAAAATGTTCCCTATAAGTAAATCAGTATTTACTTATGGAGCAATTCTGAATACTGATTTTGCCAAAGAATATGATGTTACAATTCCCAAGGAAGCAAATAGATAGCTTTTAGCTATATTATATCAAAATCTATAAAATAATGCTATTGAATTCGTTCAATATAATCGTATATTTGTGTAGAGTAATAACTATTACTAAAGAGATAAGATATGTCAATTTCTAAACAAATCGGATGGAGTAATGAAGCTAATTTGCTTTATGAAATATTAAAGGAAATCAAGAAACTTCAGGGAATTGCTTCCAAAATAGGTATAACAACTACGTCAACTACGACAATTGTTCCTACAACAACAACAACCACTATAGCTCCAACTACAACAACCACTACAACATTATAATCTATTATAATGGAATACACTATCAAAGATAATAGGATTGTTCTGTTAAAAACTAATACAGATATTCAGGTCTTGTGGTTTAAAGATTTGAAGAAGTTTACTGTTTCAGGAACAGTCTTATATTTTGCAATGACATTTGGAAATGCAACTGTCAATGTGGCAGAAATCACTAGCTATAATGGATGGGGAGTAGCTCCTCCCGTTGCTACCATTTATACAGAAACAAGTGCTGCCATTGCTGCATTTGTTGGGGATACATCTCTTGCTGTTACAGTAAATGTATCAGATCCAAATTTGGCAAATAATTATTCTTTTCCTGTTGATCCTACTGTCATTAATGATTTTGCTCATTGTTATAAGGTATTTGATGAGTGGTTAAATACGGTTACAAAAGATTCATTTATTTGTGTTGATAATACTACAAACGCTGCTATTTGGAAGAAGTTTGAATATGTCAATTTATGAGAAAGTTTCTAATCTTCTTGTGTCTTATTTTCTCTGTAGTTGTTAGATCACAGACTACAGGAAGTTTTTGGAAGGTGACAAGCTGGAACACTCCTTTTGGACAAGCTTTGCCTGATAGTGTAAGAATTCAAGTAAAGGATTCTGCAAGAGAATATATAATACATCATGTTGGAGGAGTAACATCTACTCAAACCATGGCATATGCTTATTCTCAAGGGTGGGTGAGTGTGTTTCCTAAAAACACTCCATGGAAGAAAGAAACATCATCTGATGCTGAGAATAATTGGAATCTTCCGTTTATTCTCACCAACTCAACTACGATATTTTATAATGGACAACCTCTAAGATCTTCTCAATGGAGTGGAACAGGAGCAAGTACATTAGTGGTAAATCTCGATGTACGAAAGTACGATTTTATAACAATTCTAAACAATTAAATTTTATGAAAAAGCTGGTATTAATTTTAGCAATGGTCTTGATGAGTTTCTACGGATTCTCTCAAGCCACTCCCACATCACAAGTGAGAGTAACAAATGCGACTACCGCATTTGGAGTAAACGTTCCTGTGGGGACAACTGTTTATGATATTGGTGCGGATAAGTATTTTGTATGTAAGGTCGCATCTGCATCTACTTTAACTTTAACAACAGGAGCTGCAAACTTCACTCAGGTAGGGGGAACTGGATTAGGAGGAACAGTAACAAGTGTAACAGGAACGTCACCTGTAATGGTAACTACTGGGACAACAACTCCGGTAATATATATTCATGCAGACACATTGACTTCTTGGAGAACAAAACAAAATAAAGGAGTGGTAGCATATGATTCGCTTAGCGACAGGTATCGTCGCAAGGACACAGCTACAGTCTTATTATCAAGGACTCGTGCAAGTAATGATTATCAACCTAAAGGAACGTATGTCACTTCCATTACTGGGAATAAGATGAACGTATCAGGAACCACCACAATTAAATTATTACCTACTGTAGGCATTGCTAAGGACTCTTTAGTTAAGATGGATTCTTTAGCAACTGCTGGACAATGGGCTAAGTTTGGGACAAAAGGACTTGTAGGTAGAAGTTCTGCTTCAGTGTTATCTGAGATTGGAGGGAAGACTTATAAGGCATTTGAAGCAGAAGCTGCCGTTGATAGCTTAACAAGTTACATTTATGCTTTATCCGTCACTCCTGTAGCTACAACGGTAGAGGTGAAGGTTAATGGGTCAAACTTAAAAGCAACTTCACAATATACTATTGTTGGAACAAAGATTTACATTACAGCTCCTATAAGAACGTATGACAAAATAAACATAACCTGTGCTTACTGATATGCGTAAATATATAATTCTTGTATTCTTATTCCTGACTGTTTTCAGCTTCAGTCAGGTCACTCCTTCAAAGACATTAAAGGTTGCGAATGCCACCAGTGCATTCGCGACGAATATTGCCGTTGGAGATGAAGTGACAGATATAAATACAGGATTGAAATATTTATGCACTACTGCCACCACAGGTGCTTCTACATTAACAACTGCCTCAGCAAATTTCAAATTACTCAATACAGGAGGAACAGTTACTTCTGTAGCCACTACATCTCCTATTGTTTCATCAGGTAGTACAACCCCGACAATATCAGCCGACACAACGAAGCTGGTGATGTTTAACGACACTTTGTCGGGGCAGAAGATAGCGACGAAATATGAACTCGCAGGGAAACAGACTACCTTAACCAACCCCGTAACAGGAACAGGAACGAGTGGGTATGCTGCTATCTTCACAGGTGCTTCAACAGTAGGTAATGGTATCATTAATACTTCTGGCACCGACGTAGCCTTATTCTCTACTTTCAAAGGTGCTAACTCGGATGGATATAACTTATTCATTGGTGGTGGTGGTCAGAACTCAGTAGGTGAGGTAGGGGCAACATATAAAGGCAGTTACAACACAGCCAATGGAATGTATGCACTCCACTCCAACACCACAGGCTTCTACAACACAGCCAATGGATATCAGGCACTCTTCTACAACACCACAGGCTCCCAGAACACAGCCAATGGATATCGGGCACTCTTCTCCAACACCACAGGCTCCTACAACACAGCCAATGGAATGTATGCACTCCTCTACAACACCACAGGCTACCAGAACACAGCCAATGGATTTCAGGCACTCGTCTACAACACCACAGGCTACCGGAACACAGCTAATGGAATGGATGCACTCTACTCCAACACCACAGGCTACCAGAACACAGCCAATGGATATCAGGCACTCTTCTACAACACCACAGGCTCCCAGAACACAGCCAATGGATTTCAGGCACTCTTCTACAACACCACAGGCTACCAGAACACAGCCAATGGAACGTATGCACTCCACTACAACACCAC